TGGGGAGGAGATGGCTGATCTTGCCCCAGAAGCGGGCGCCGATCATGGAAGCCTCGTCGATGATGACGAGGCCGCGCACTGCCTCTTCCTTGGGCGAGAAGATCCGCTTGAGTTCCTTGCGGCCGTGCTCGTCCTCCTCCTCGACCTCGGACGGCGTGGTGGTGAGGGCATGCAGGGTGGTCACTATGGCCGGGGCGCCGGCGGCGGCCAGCTTCGACCGGAGCACTTGGGCGGCCTTGTTGGTCGGGGCGGCGACGGTGGCGGCGCCGTCGCCCATGCTGTCCATGTAGGCGCAACGCTCGGCGATCACGGTGGTCTTGCCGGTGCCGGCGTAGCCTCCGATCCTCTTGCCCGCCTTCATCTGGGTGAAGGCCGCCCTCTGCTCGGCGGTCATGTCCATGGCTTTCCTCCGGGTGGTTCTTGGTGTGGGGCCGGCAGGCTGTTGCAAACCCACCGGCCCCTGCCCTTATGCCTTGGCTTGCGGGTGCTGTCCACCCTTATATGCCCGGCGCCGGTACGCGGTCGTGATGATCGCGCGCTTGGCATTCGGGTAGGTCACGATGTGCGAGTGCGACCACGACGAGGGGCCCGAGTTGTACCCCTGCTCGAGCCGGGCGGTGACGCCGGCGGTGTAGACCCCGTCGACGATGCCCGCGCTGTGCGTGTGCGCGGTGTTCGCCTTGCGGCCCATCTTGGCGAACTGCTTGGGGCTGCCGCGCGAGCCGTTGGGGCCGAGGTGGCCGTGCATCCCGCACTCGATGCCGCCTCCCTGCCCCTCGCAGATTACGAAGCTGTCCTGCTCGTCGAGGAAGACGATCTGGTTCTCGCGCTCGTCGAGGTTGATCTTGAAGAGGTGCGCGCGGCGGGTGCCGGACATGAGGATGTCGTTCAGCGCCCATCTCATGATGGAGAAGCCCTCGAGGCTGCGGTGCTTCTCGATGTAGTTGAACACCGCGAGCGAGGCCCGAAGGTAGTAGGTCGCGTTCGGAACGTCCTCGCGGTGGTCCGCCTCGCGCAGCCAGCGCATGAGGGCGTTGTCGTGGTTGCTGCCGACGACGATCACCTCATTGTCGTCGAGGAAGTTGCCGTGCATCTTCCGAACGAAGCCGGCGATGGCCGCCATGGCATCGAAGACCTCGTCCTCGACGAGGCGGAACCCCTTGACGTGGCTCTCGAAGCGCCGGAACGGGTCGCGCCGGTCGTGGTGGTTGCGGGTGCGAAAGTCCAGGCTGTCGTGGAGGAAGACCCTGAACGGCCGGAGGTCGTCGACGATCTGCCGCGCCAGCATATACTCGGCCGCGTCCCTGTGAGCAGGGTGGAGGTCACCGACCGTGAGGGCTTCGGCGCGGACCCCGGTCTCGATGGTGCCGTCGGGGTCGAACCTCTTATCGAGGTCGTAGATGACGCCGCCGGTGTCGGCGTTGAGTTGCCGCACGAACCACGTCCCGTCATGGTCGACCTCGACGAGGAGGCCGCCGTAGCCATGGTGGAAGTCGGCCTTCTGACCGGTCTTGCGCGGGACGTAGTTGCGCTGGGTCACGGTGCCGGTCGAGAAGAGCATCTTGGCCGGCTCGCCCCTCATCGTGGCGACGCTGCGGAGGCCGAACTTGGCGTGCGGAATGATGGTGCTGGCCTGCCCCGTCAGGCTGTCGAGCCCGCTGAACGGATCGCTGTCCGTGGGGATGATGTTTAGGTCGCCGCAGAACACGAGATCCGAAGTCAGGGACAGGCGATGATCGCAGAGGTATCCCTTGATGCGCCGGTCGAACCAAAGGCCCTCGAAGTCGCCCGCGCGGCGCTCGCCCTTGACCCTGCCGGCCTGCCGGTAGAAGCCCTTGTAGTAGGTGAACCTCGAGACCAGGATCTCGGCATCGTAGTGCCGGGCAACAGATTGCAGGGTCGCCCAGACGTCGTCGTGGATCTTGGTGTTGTTCTGCGCCGAGGTGATGATGAAGCGGCGGGTCTGGCCCGGCCTGGGCAGGTCGAGGTGCTCGTGACCGGTGCTGTGGACGCGGCCGGAGATGACGGGCTGCTCGGCCCCCGCCTCGGCCTCGGGCTTCGGCCGGCCGCCGCGACGCAGGGTGCGCTGTAGCTTGCCGAGCGAGATGTCGAGGCCGGCGGCGGCCTTGCGCTGCGAGCCGAACTTGGCGAGGCCGGCAACGACCTCCTCGTACGAAATGTCTCGTGACATGGGCTTCTCCTGCTCTGCGTGCTTAGGAATGGTGGTTGAGGTCGTTGGCGTTGAGATACCGTATGACGGTGCTCTTCTTCTCCGCCTTGGGGCGACCCCTGTCGATGGCGGCGGCCTTCATGTCCGTGCGGAGCTTCTTCGCGAACGCCCGGACCTCGGTATCGCACCAGCTCTCGCGGACGATAGAGAGGCGGCCGGAGCCGCGCCTCAGCTCGCGCCACAAGCCGACCTCGGCGGCCATGCCGGCGCTCAGGTCCCAGCCCGGCCAAGTCGAGAGTATAAACCAGGACGCGGCGGGAAGGAACTCGAAGTCCTGCCGCAACCAAAGCTGGGGATCGGTGCCGTTGCCCTCCTTCATAAGCTTGGACGGCGGGTGCGAGTGCGTGATCGGGCTGAAGACCGGCACATCCTCCTCGATCAGGATCGCGGTGAGGCGGTTGACCTCGTTGAAGGCTTCCTGAAGGATGTCGTCGGCCGGCCGGCGGTCGCCCCCGATGCGGAGCGCCTTGAGAAACCCCGTGTACGGGAACGCGAGATACGCGAAGCCGATGCCGGCATGATGGATCGTGGTAGGGGTCATGTTATTCCCTCCTCTTGAGGTCTCGCGGCCTCTCGCGCTTGCGGTCCTCTGCCGGGTCGCAGGAGAACACGAAGGCGTCGTCACCCCTCATGGACACGGCGATGGTGATTTCGTCGGCGGCCAGTTCGGACGCGAGGTGCCTAAGCTTCTGGGCAACCTCGTCGGGGGCGCCCCGGATGTGGAACAGGGCTTGTTGATGGCGCCGGCTCATATGAGGGTCGCCGCGAAAATGCCAGCCAGGAAGAGGAGGGCCGAGAGCGCGCTCCATCCGCTCTTCGGCCGTTTCGCCGTGGCGTCCTCGCCGTCCTTCACCTCAGACAAGAACGTCAAATCGGCGACCGCCGCAGCCACATACAGGGAGAGGGGCAGGGTCTCGCCGTTGTAGGCCGCGCACAGGATCAAAGCCGCCAAGATGACGATGAACTCTTTCTCCGATCTCTTTTTTTGGGCCATCGCTGTTCCTCCGGCTCGTTTGCGTTGCGGGAGTTATCGGCCAAACCGGCCGCGCTGTCAAGGGTTTGATCGCAGGGCGGACCCTGCTAGTCATAGCTCGGCTCGCAGCCGGCGCGGACCATGCGGGGGAACATATGCCGAGGGTTGACGCAGTTCGCGAAAGGACAAAGCTGGTGCGCGACCCATTCATCATAGCGCAGGTCGTGGGGGATGTCGTAGAACATCTCCATGATGTACGACCGTACGCTCCTCGAGGTCCGCTTCCGGGTGTCGCCGATGCGCACGGTCACGCTCATGACGGGGACGTAGCGCCCCGCGTGCATCTGGCCCTGCCAGAACCAATGGTCTTCCTCGGGATTGCCCCGTATGACCCTCGGCTCTATGAAGGCGAGCCAGTCTTCGGGGACCTCTTCGAGCGGGGTGGAACGGGATATGAGCGGCCGTCTAAGCCTAAACTGAGACATCTGCGCGGGTTCTCCTTCTCAAGTCTTACGGCTCCGGTCTCGAGGCCGGAGCCCTCGATGAAGCCGACCATCTCAAGGAACTCGGGCAGTCCGACATCGTCGAGTGGCAAAAGGAAGGGCTCGAGTTCCGGCCAGGACCAGCACCATCTACGGTAGATGGTCAGGAAGTCGCACAGGAGAAGGTAGGGTCGGTTCTCCGCATGCGGCCGGAAGAGTTGGTACGCGAGCAGCATGTGATCGGAGCCGTTCGCGATGTTCAGGGCCGTGAGCTTCTGCCCCTGCCGCAGGACATTGAGCAGGTTCTTGGTCGTCCCGTTCGGCATGGGAACTGACTTAAGCTCCATCCAGATCCCGCCCTCGATATAGAGGTCCGGCAAAGACGCGCGCCGCTTGTCCTCAATATCGAAGACGTTGATCCCGAGCTTCTTGAAGGCGTCCTTGAGCTTGCGGTTCAGCGCTGCCTCAGTGGAGGGTGCTGCCGACTTGATCTTCGCCTTGCTCTTCTTCCGGCCGATCCACACGTCCTTTTTGGTATAGTCCATACCACTTGTCTCCCATATAGCCCAAGAACTCGACCAGCTTGATGCCAGTATCGCACTCGGGGATCAAGCCGGGGGTCAGCCGGCCGTTTTCGTTGAAGAAGAGCGGCAGGACCACGGCCCGGCCGTAGATCCGCAGCCCCGAGAAGTAGAAGCTGGCCCCCGGCAGCGCGCCCCGGTGGTGGGCGTCGTAGCCCATAAGGAGGCCGGCGATGCCGCCGAGGTGCCGCGACTGGTCGCTCGAGAGGATGAACCGAGCCGACCGGAACTCGTGCCGCTCGGGCACGACGTCCCAGGGCCAGAGGGCGCGGAACAGGTGCCCCGGATGCCTGTCGTCCTGCGACGGCGCCCCGGCCATCGCGACGTGACCTCGAATGACCTCCAAGGCGCCCGGCTGCCGCACCTTGATCCTGATAAGCTGGATGTCGTGCTCCGGCCGGTACTGGCCATGGACGGGAGTGGCGCCCACCACGAGGTCGTCGGTGACGCCGGCGAAGGCGCTCATTCGGCCACCTTCAGGCCAGCCGCCTTGATGTAGAGGCGGTCGAGGGTCTCACGCTCGAGCCGGTCATCCTCGTCGGCCATCATGGCCTTGACGACGGCGTTCAGCGCCCTGGTGTCCAGGCCGTTGGCCTTGGCCTCGTCGCGCGCCGCCTTGATGAACTCGCGCGTGTCCTGGATCTCCTGGGTGTGCTTGACGATGGTCTCGGCGTACCGCTTCACAAGCTCCGCCGAATTGGAGCCCGGCCCATCGCTGGGCACAACCGTCTCTGGCCTCTCTTTCTTCGCCATGTCGGGATCTCCGCTTGTTTGTTGGTGAGCCCAGTCTTAGCGGGCCGCCGCCGGCCCGTCAAGACTTTTTCATCGCCCCAGGCGCTTAAGTTTGTCGACCATCAGCCACTTCGGGCCATCGGAGCCGAGTATGTCGCCCCGTAGAAGCACGAACTCGCCGGTGGCGTCGGCCTCGAGCAGGGGCGAGCCCATGTCCTCGAACTTGAAGCGGTTGATGGTGCAGCCCATCTCGATGCCGTCATCCTCGAGGATCACGTTGAGGAATTTCGTGGGGCCGGACACCTCCCGGCCGCCGCGCTTGGCCATGCGGTCGGGGTCGTTCTGGTCCTTGGGCATGAGCTTCTTGATCTTGGCCAGGGCGACGTAGCTCCCTTTGACGTGCGGCACATCCGCAATCCGGTACACGGGACCCCGGACGTTGTTCGCATCAGGGTTGTCGATGATGTGCCCGAACCTCTTGCCGATCTCGTCTATGTCGTGCCAGGGGGTGTTCCGGTCAGCGAGCAGCTTGGACTTCTGGCCCGGCTTGAGGTTGGCCTCGAAGCCCTCGGGGTCGCTCTCGCGCAGCGAAATCAGGGCCTCGGCCGTCTTGTAGCCGACCCCGCGCACGCCGACCATCCCGCCGTAGAGCACGCCGTCCTTGACCGTCCAATGGACCTCGCTCTTGTGCAGGTCGAACGGCACGAAGTCCACCCCTGCGGCCGTGACGTCGCGCAGGATCACCTTCGCCCGCTCGTCGTCCGAGCAATGCCGGAGGAGGCCCACGGCAAGCTCTGTGGGGTAGTACGCCTTGAGCCACGCGCATTGGTACGAGACCATGCTGTAAGCCACGCTGTGGGCCTTGTTGAAGGCGTAGGCGCCGAAGTCGCAGATGCTCTGCCACATCTTCTGGGCCGCCTCGACGCCCAACTTCTCGGCCGCGCTGGCCACGAACTTCTCCTCGAAGGATTGCATGACCGCAGGGTCCTTTTTCTTCACCGACTTGCGGACCTTGTTCACCTCGCCGTCGTCGAAGCCGCCAAACGCCTTGAGGATCTGCATCATCTGTTCCTCGTAGACGATGCAGCCATAGGTGTAGCTGGTGATGGGCTCGATCTCGGGGTGCTCGTAAGCCCACTCCTTGGCGCCCTGCCGCCGGCTGATATACTCCTGCGCGACCCCGCCCTGCAATGGGCCGGGCCGGGCGAGCGCGGTGAGGGCGGAGAGGTCCTCGAACCGCTCTGCCGGGCACGCCTTGTTGAGTTGCCGGACGGCGTGGCCCTCGAACTGGAAGATCCCGGTCAGAAGGTCCCGCTGGAACACCTCGAAGACCTTGGGGTCGTCGAGCGGAAGATCCTGTAGGGCGTAGGGGTCGACCCCGGCCATGGCGCAGGCGTCGTAGATGACGGACAGCGTGGTCAGGCCGAGCGCGTCGAACTTGAGGAGTCCTATGCCTTCGGCGTCGTCCAGGGTCATGGCGATGACGCCGTCGCGCGTCACGCTGCCGTATTTCGTGACCGGCAGGGCGGAGACGCATACCCCGGCCGCGTGGACGCCGTGGTGCCGGGGGTTGCCCTCGATGCGCGCGGCGTTCCGCATGGCAGGGTAGTCGTCGAGCACCTTCCGGCCGCCGTCGGTGAGGCCGACGTTGAAGAGGGCCTTGAGCGGGACGCTGGCACCCTCGGCAAGCTCGCCGAGGATGTTGGCGGCCGACCACGGCGCCCCCGACGCCCGGCAGACGTCATTGATGGCGCTCTTGCCGCCGAACACGCTCACAGTGCCCAGGCGGGCGACGTGCTCGCGGCCGTACACCTCCCGGAGGCGGTCGAAGACAAGGTCGCGCAGGCTGTCCTGGAAGTCGACGTCGATGTCGGGCATGTTGTCGCGGGACGGGTCGATAAACCGCTCGAAGAGAGTGTCGTGCTTGAGCGGGTCGACGTTGGTGATGCCCAGGAGATACGAGACGAGGCAACCGCCGGCCGAGCCCCGGCCGGGGCCGACCAGCATCCTCTTCTTCGCCCACTGGACGATGTCGGCAACGAACCAGAAGTAGCTCTCGAAGCCCTTGTCGCGGATCACGGAAAGCTCACGCTCGAGCCGCGCCTCGTACTCGTCGGTCCACTCGCCGACGCGGTCGATCCGGGCGCGGCACTCGCCCTCGAGGTCGAAGGTGCCGGGCGCGCCGATGTTCTCGGCTTCCGGGATGCGAACGCCCTCCATCCCCTTCATAATCGCCTCGGCCTCGGCCGCGACCTCATCGAAGCGGCTCTCGTCGTACCCTGCCATGCGGAACGCGCGTCGCATTTCGCGGGGCTTGACCAGCGCGGCCGGCGCCATCTCATGCTCGCCGATCCTCTGCGTCGAACTGATCCGGCGCAGCGTGTCCAGGGCTTCGTGGTCCGAGGGGTGCGGCATGTTCGGCGAGGTCGCCAGGACGCCGGGAAGCTGGCCATCCCACGCGATCTTGGACAGGTAGCGGTCCTCGGGGGACATGGCGACCGTAAAGCCGCGCTCGACGGCGTACTCGACGTTGCCAAGGTCGGCGCGGTAGACGACGCCGAACAAGTGCTCGTAGTGGTCGTAGACCTCGCGGTAGGTGATGCGCGGCCTATAGTACATATGCTCCTCGTCGCCGGCGCGCGAGACAAGCTCGTAGAGCACGGACAGCCCGTGCTGCGTCTTCGCGAAGATCCCGATCAGGTCGTGGGCAGGGTTCTTGCTAAGGTTGCGGACGGCCGGCAGCTTGACGCCGAAGACCGGCAAGACGCCATGCTCCTCGCACGCCTTCTGGAACGGAGCGTGGCCCCAGGTCGAGCAATAGTCGGCGATGCCCAGCCGGCCGAGGCCGAGCGCCCTGGCGCGCTTGACCACGTCGTCGGGCTTGCCAAAGGCCCGCATGAACGAGAAGCCGGTCTGGGCGTCGAGGATCATGGGTCAGCCCCCCTTCTTGATGGCGCGAAGGATGTTCCAGGTCGCCGCGATGTCGGCACCGGCCGAGTGCCAGTCCGAGATGCCGGCGCCGCAAATCGCCCTATGCGCCTCCTCGAGGGTCGGGCGCTTGACGCCGCGCTTGCCCTCGATGTCCGGTATCCGGTCTTGGGCGAGCATCATGACGTCGACGCTGCGGGGCGGCCAGGGGAAACTGGTGTCGATCCCGTGGGCGCGGAGGTGGTGCTGAAGGACCGGCACGTCGAAGGCGTGACCGTTGTAGTGGACGAGGTGCCGGCATCCGACCATCATCTCTGCCATGTCGACCGCCACCTCGCCGAACGAAGGCGAGGACGCGACGTCTTCCGGCCTGATCCCGTGGACCTTGATCGCCCCCTCTTCCCAGTCCTCGGCCGGCATCTCGGGGTCGACCTTGGTGACGATCTGGCTGATGGGCTGGTCCTTGAGAAGGTCGTCGAACACCGCGAAGGCGACCTCGACGATGCCGGGCGGCCGGGCCGGCGCGTACCGGCCCGTCGTCTCGAGGTCGAAGACGGCCCACATCAATCGTGCTCCGAGTGCGGCGAATACTCGCGCTCGTTCAGGCCGATCGTGTCCTTGATGGTGAAGTGCTGCGGGTCCTTGCCCGCGTGCAATTCCCGGAGCCTGATGACTTCGCGCGAGGCCCAGAGCATGAGCCCCTCGACCGACGAAAAGTCCATGGGGCCGTCGCCGTCCATGGGTGAAATCGCGGGCGCCCGGTCGTCGTTCAACATCCCGCGAACGGAGGCGTCGGCGACGATGGAGGCGCAGGCCAGGATGTGGCACAGGTGCGGGAGCCCGCTGTCGGGGTCGAGCCACTCGCCTTCCTGCATCCGGGAGGCGTGCCGCTTGAGGGCGCCGATGTAGGTGCTCAGGGAAACGCCCATGAGGTCGAAATTGCGCTGGCCATACTTGAGTAGGCCGTCGAGATGTCCGAGCGCGAGGAAGACCTCGGTCGAGAGCGGGTTCTGGTGCAGCGGCACCTTGCTGTCGCCGACGGCCTGCTTGGGATTGGTCGCCTTTGTGGTCATGGTCTATCCTCCGGCTTCGTAGAACGGGGCCATGTATGTCATCGTCTGGTTGGCGACGACAATAGCCCGGCGCCGCGCCCGCGTCAAGGCCACATATGCGAGGCGGATCTCAGAAAATGAGCCTCCGTGGTGCGAGCGCAGGGCGGTTTCGGTGCAGTCCGTCTCGATGACCACGTAGTCGGCCTCGCGGCCCTTGGCACCGTGCATCGTGGAAAGCGCAATGCGGGGCTCGGCTCCGAGCACCTCGGGGCCGTGAAGGTCGATCATGTCGTCGAGGATGGCCGCACTCCGCATCCCGACCTCGGTGTCGAAGTAGTCCGGCCACCGGCCCTTGAGGTCGACGGTGCCCGAAACGTCGTCGGGGCTCACGGTCTTCTGGCCGCCCTTGAGCAGGGCCTTGGCCTCGTCCTTGAAGCCGAACTCGGTCAGCATGGCCTTGGCCTCGGCCTTCTCAACGTCCCTGCCGGCGCGCAGGGCGAGGAAGGCGCGCACCGCCCGCGCCATCGGGCTCGTGGTGAGCGAGAAGCCCTTGACGGAGTGCGGGACGCGGTTGCGGTTAAGCTCGCTATGGACCGCGCGAAGCTGGTAGCGGTGCCGCGTCAGGTACATGACGCTGCCGCTCGACGACATATCGACCAGTTGCCCGCCGCTCGGGTGGAAGCCGATGTCGCGGACGTCGCCGGGGGCGTCGCGCCATGTGACGTGCTTGTGCTTGCGCCGGGGCACCTGCCGGATGATGTCGGTGGCGCGCTCGCCCACGGCGCGCGGGCAGCGGTAGCTATGGTCGAGGACGGTCTCGTGCGAGCAGTCGTGGTCGAGGAAGCCGTACTCCTCGGCACCGATGAAGCCATAGATCGACTGGTCGTCGTCGCCGGCGATGTAGACGCGCTTGGCGGCGGCGCCGATCCGGTGAACGGCCTCCCATTGCAGGGCGGACAAGTCCTGGGCCTCGTCGATGAAGAGCACGTCGATGGGCGCCGGCTGCCAGTTGTCGGCCTTGACGTACATCTCGATCATGTCCTCGTAGTCCAGGCGCCCGGTCTCGGCCTTGATCTGCCGGTAGACGCCGAGAAAGTCCTCCATGGTCGAGACGTCGAAGTTGGGGTAGAAGCCGACCATCTCCTCGACGACGTCGATCAGCGGGACCATCCGGTGCGAGGCCAGGGACATGGCAAAAAGGAAGGTGTCGGCCTGAAGCCGTCCGTCCTCGGGCAGGTCCTCGACGTCCTCAACCGAGAACTGGCGCCGGACGGAGAAGCCTTCGGCCTCGAGACGGCTGATCTCGGCTCTGCCCAGAATGTCGTTCGGGCCGATGCCGATCAGGCGGCAGCACGCCGAGTGGATCGTGCGGAACCACTCCGGCGAGCTACCGATCCTCTGCTTTACCTCATTCGCTGCCGCAGTGGTAAAGCTGACGTAGCCGATCCGTGACGGCGGCGTCCCGCTCTTGATCTCGGCCTTCAGGTGCTTGATGAGGGTTGAAGTTTTCCCACAGCCCGGAGGCCCATAGATTTTCTCCACATAGCCCGAGAACTTTGGCTTGATCTGTGGCAATCCTTTTCTCCCTCTTCTCCATGACGGGCTCCATTTTCTCGGTGCCACCGGACGTCTTTGGGATGCTTCCGTGCAGCCAGAAATCGTCGACCACGAAGAACTCCTCTTGGCCCTCTTTGGTGTAGGGGCAGGGTGGCATGATCCCCTGGATCTGCTCTTTGTCGTTGACGAAGACCCGGCCCTTGTAGCCGCACGCCTCCTCGTCGTCCTTGAGTATGCCGCACAGGGGACACGCTTTTCTCATAGCTTCCATTCCTTCCTGTCTGGCGTCCTGAACCATGGATCGGGGCAATCAACGCTCAGTAGTGTCGTCTCGCGGCCGCCTACGTTGACCCTGTCTTCTTCGCATCCTAGCGATTGCAGAAGCTCGGTCAACTCCGATTTTGCGATGGTCCGGCCCTTTTTTCTCAACACGTCCAGAAAGTCCTTGATGCGGAAGTAGATCTTGCCGCCGACGAACGCCGGGACGCCGTTGAGGACGCGCTCGATCTTGGTGCTCGTCGGGCAATGCTGCGCGGTCCAGTCCTCGAAGTCCGTCTGGACCAAGGACACGAGCCCCGAGACCTCGTAGCTCTTACGGATCTCGCAGTTGTCCTGCATCATCTCATTGACGATCTCCTGCCACTCGTCTGCCTTCGGCATCCGCAGGACTATGTTGAGGTGCTTCCCGATCTTGTTGCGGAACTTGATCGGCGAAACCAGTTCCTCGAACTCCATGGTGAGGCTCTGGCCGCGCACGGTCACAACATAGTACGGCTCGTCGCTCTGGACCCAGACCAACCGGTCGATTGGGTTGAGGGTGGTGCCGGTGTTCTTGCCGATGCCGAACTGCCGCGTGAGGCACGTCTTCTTGTCGCAAATGCCGCACATCGGCTGTTGCTCGCAAAGGTATTGCGCGTTGCTTCGGCCCACGCTGCGTATGGTGTCCTCAACCTCCTTGAACGACACGGGGTCGTCGAACACCTCGCCGCCGGCGTTGAGTTGCCGCACGGCGTTCCCCCAGTCGTCGCTTCCCTTTTTCTTGTGGAAGACGGCGAACTGGTACAGGGCGTTGTTGCGGCCGCCCGACCGGACCCCGTCCGTGACCATCGTCTGCACGCACGGCGGCGCCTGCGCGTAGTCCTTGGGCACCGGCTTGCCGCCCGCCTCGAGCGGCGCAATCTCGTCGGGTTCCTTGCCGACGTGCTCAAGATCAGCAGGGTCGATCTCGCGGGCGCGGACCATGTTGAGGAAGCCGTCGAGCCCGGTCGTCTTGCCGTCCGAGGCGTAGGCCACGCGGTTGTCGACCGGGTTCTCGCCGCCGAAGTACGGCAGGTTGATCCATGAGCCGACGTCCATGTCCCGTACGTTGTTCTGCTTGGGGAACATCTCGACCTTGCGGTCCTTGGCGCCGAAGCCGAGCAGCTTTTTCCAGCGCACCATGTACTCGACGGCCGCGCTGGCGTCCATGGGCTGCGTCAGGAAGCAGTATAGGTGAGCGCCACCGGACTTCGTGCGGACGACGACGAGCGGTAGCTCGAGCTTCTGCACGCGGCTCTCAAGCGCCTCATGGAGGCCGCTGTCGACGTCGTACTTGTCGACGTCCAGGGCGAAGAACATCACCGTCCCGTCCGAGCGGACAGGGACCAGCCCCAGGCCGACCTCGCCGCGCAGGTGCGCCTTATACTGCTCTTGCGTCAAGGGCTCGCGGACGGTTTTGCCCTGCCCCTCGACCTTGTCGCCGCCCAGGCGGAAAGCCTTCGGCAGGCGATACTGGCCATAGGCGTCCTCGCGGCCCTGGAAGATTTCGTGGAATTGCCTCATACCCCGCGCCTCCTAGAAAAGCGTGGGGGCCGAAGCCCCCACGAAGTTGCCCGGAGTGCGGCCTAGAACGCGTCCGAGCCGCCCTCCTGAGGCGCGGAGGAAGAGGGGGCATCCTCGTCGCTCTGGTCGACGGTGAAGCCGATCTTGCCGAACTCCTCGAACATCTCACGGGTCCGTGCGAACGTCTCCTCGTCGACGAAGCCGTTGTTGTTGAACGAGTAGTTCTTGAACTGGTAGTCGCCACCGACGTCGTCGGCACTCTTCACGGTCATCTGCCGAGCGAAGATCGGGGCCTTGCCCATGCGGAGCATGGCGTTCAGGTCCTTGGCCCGCTTGGCCGCCGAGCGCGAGAGCGAGAGTGCGGCGACCATGTCGAAGTCCGGCAGGTAGACGATATAGTTGTAGTGCTTGGTCGCGGCGATCTTGCTGTCGGGGTCGGCGGGGTTCTCCGAGCCCCACTCGCCGAGGCCGTCATCTTCGACCGTCTCGCCGGTGGTCCACTTGACCTTCATGACGCCGCGCAGCTTGTGCTCGAAGGTCTCGCCGGGCTTGTCCCAGAAGTGCTTGCCCTGGTTGCCGACGCGCCGCGCGCGGGCGAAGATGCCGCCGCCGTCGTTCTGGTCGCGCCACAAGATGTACTCGGTCCCGAACGCGACCGGGATGAAGTTGAGCGTGGCCCCAGGTTCGGCAAGCACGCGGCCATCGACGTTGAGGAAGAGCGCGCCTTCGGCCACCCGGCCCTCCTTGACCTCGGGGCTCATGCTCTGCGCGAGCTTGATCCTCGGGATCGTGACGTCGTCGGCGGCGATGTTCTCCGTGCCCAGGGCGCCCTCGTACTCGCGAAGGTACGCGGGAAGGGCGCCGGCCTCGACCGTGGCGACTTCCTGCTTGTTGGATGCTTTGCTCATGTGCAGACCCTCCGGCTATGTGGTGAGGCGAACCTACGGCCGCTGCGGCCCCCTGTCAAGACTTTTTGCGGGCAGGGGTGAAGTGCGCCACGTTCCGAACCGTAACCTTGCAAACGTCCTCGGGCGGCAGCGGCCGGCCGTTCTCCATCCGCTCATTGATGGTCGCGGCGAGTGTCTTGGGGTGGACGCCTTCGGTGACGATCTCGCCCATGCCGTTGTTGCGGAGCCAGTCGTGGAAATCCTCGCGCTTCGCCGCCGGCACATGGGGCATGACGCGCGTCTTGAGGGATACGGTGCCCAGGCCGTCGAACGGAACCTTCTGGTCGAGGTCGTCGCCCATCTGTTCGAACCGCTCGGGGATCTCGCCGAACTCGAGACGCTGGATCTCCTTATTGGTGTCCGTCAACTCGGCCTCGAGCTTCTTCTTGTGCCTCTTCAGGTAGTCGAGGTCTGTGACCAAGTCGCGCAGGGTCCGGCCAGACTGCGATTTCGACATGCTGCGTCTCCTTTCTAGATCCATTCCCGGAAGCCGTCCTTCATGACGACGTCGGAAACCGACCGGTTGTTCCTCAGGGTGGTGATGATCTTGTTGTCGAGACTGCCCTCGCACACGATGTCGTGGTAGGTGACGGACTGCGTAGTGCCGATCCGGTGGCACCGGTCCTCTGACTGCACGCGGTCCTCTGTCGAGAAGTCCTGCGAAACGTAGACCACCACGGTTCCCTTGTAAAGGTTGAGCCCGGTGCCGCCGGCTTTCGGGTTGCCCAGGAACACCTTGGCTTCGCCGCGCTGGAAAGCCTCACGGGCCTTGACCCTGTCGCCATCCGAGACGCCGCCGTGGAACTGGACGAACGAGATGCCGTTGCGCTCGAGCAGCTTGGCCAGGGCGGCGATCTCCTCGCGGAAGCGCGCCCAGACCACGACGCTCTGCTCACCCGCGTCCTCGATGATCTCGATGGCCCGCGAGAGCTTCGGGTTCTTGTGCGGCGGGACAAGCTCGACGGTGCCCACGACCTTGCCCTCCCCGTCAAGCTCCGGCAGGTAGCCGCCGACGATCTGCTGTAGCCGGATAAGCTGGGTGATGACGAAGGGGCAGTCGTAAACCTTGGCCTTCTCGTCGGCCTCCTCGATCTTCACAGCGTTCATCTTTTCGTCCAGGGCGAGCAGGGCATGTTTCCTCATCTGCTCGTAAGCCTTCTTCTGAACCTGCGCCATTGGCACGCTGTGGCGCATGAACACCTTGGCCGGCAGGTCGAGGCACTGCTCTTTCGTGACGCGGTACGAGATGCCGTCGATGATCTCCGATAGCTCGGGGAGGTTCTTGTAGGCCACCACCTGCTTGGTGGTGTAGCTGCTGATGATCGCGAAGCGGTTGCGGAACGCGTAGTACGAGGCCCAGGGCAAGATGTCCGGGTCGAGGAAATTCATCTGCGACCACGCGTCGAGCGGGCTCTTGAGGAGCGGTGTGCCGCTCAGGATGCGCGCCATGGGGCACAGGGCGCGAAGCTGCTGGGCGCTCTCGGTTCGGATGCTGCCCTGCGACTTGATGCGCGTGCTCTCGTCCACGACGACCATGAAGCGCCGGGCCTCGGCGATCTCTTTGGCCGCGTTGAGCGCGTCGTCGGTGGATAAGCCCTCAATGTTGAAGGCGGCGACGTGGAACATGCCATTGCCGCGATCCGAGGAGACGAGTTCCATGAACCTCTTCCACTCGCTCGACTGCTTGGCGCGGCGGCCGGAGGGCGCGACCCAAACGGCCTTGTTGAGGGGTAGGGTGTCCGAGATGAATTTTCCGATCTCGTCCTGATGCTCGCGGCCGGCGCCGCCGACCCAGTTCGTCTTCACGGCGTTCGGGGCGAGGATGATCATGCCCTCGATCTTGCCGTCCATGAACGCCCACAGCGCGTCAGCGATCACCGTGGCCGTCTTGCCCGTGCCCTGGTCCATGAAGTAGCCGAAGGCATACGCGCCAGCGGCGAGCGTGGCGCCCACCTGTTGGTGGGGCTTGAGGGGCAGAGCGAGGGGGAGCTTGTTGAGGGTGCGCGTGTCCGGCTCGACCCCGGCCGCCTTGCGGGCGCGGATCTTCTTCTGCTGCTCGAGCCTCCAATAGCACTCGGCGCGCATTTCGGCCGCCCCATCGTCGAACTGCAAGCGGTCGCCGAACAGCTCGTCCAGAGCCTTGAAGTTGGCGAGGATCGGGGCCGCGCTCCACTTCTTCTCGCGCTTCATGAAGCGGCGCTCGGGCAGCGTCTTCACGCGCTCGACGTCCGCCGCGTTGTAAGGGAACGCGATGCGGAGGCGGTGCCCGTCGGTCGAGACGATGATAGCCGGTGTGCCCATGTCAGTATCCCCTCTGGTGGTGGCAGGGATCATACTCGACACAGGCCCGAAGTCAACCTCCCTCTCACGCGCGAGAGACGATTGCGCCAACTGCCCACGCAGTTCTCGGCGAAGCTGATCGCGTACTGATTGGGGAAGACCCTGCTTATGAACCTATTCCGTCACAAAAAATGGGCGAAAAAATGCGTTTTTGGGGGAGGGGCTGCTTGGCTAGTCCCCCCTTAAATTTCCCGCGCGTGATGCGCGCGCGTGGCAAGCCCTGCCACAATTTCAAGGGGTGTCGTCGTCGATTTTTCGCCCTTTGATGACCCTCACTGGTTGATTTGGGGCTTCACCGATTTCAGCCGTCTGCGCGGCCGAGGCCGGCATGACCCTGGTGGGGTAGCCGTAGCGGATGCCGAGACCGACGAGGCCGATCATAACGGCCGCGATGAAGCCGAAGACGGCTCGCTCGACGATGACGTACCTCGACCGAGGCGCGAACCGCTTTTCCCCCTTCTCGAGCATGGCCGAGGGGAGTTCTGACACCTTGGCGTCGAGCGCCTTGTCGTTGGCATGGAGGACCGCGAGTTGCTCCATGACGCTGCCGACGCGCTCGTCGAGACGTGCGAGGATGACTTCTTGGCTTTCGTGCATACCCACCTACCGCTATGAGGCAAAAACTATACCAGTTTGGCGGCTCCCCTGCCAAACATGTCTGCCTCGGCTTTGCGGCGCCGGACGAGCCCGTCCAGCTTTTTGCCGCCTGCATAGACCCATCGCTTGAACTGCTCTGGGGCTCGTGCGTCCTCTTGCCGCAGCACAACCTTCCGCAGGGTGCTGCTCTTGAACGCGCCAAGCCCCAGGTTGAAGCAGAACGAAACCAGGGCGCCGAATTGTAGGGGGTGCAACCGGCGGTAGCCGACCAGCGGGATCAGTCCGCGCTCGAAGATGGCGAGGTCGGACAGGAACAGTTGCTCGACCTCGTCGGGCGTCAGCGCGAACTCAGGGTCCACGATCTCGACCCTGCCATTGACGGCGCGGCAGCCGAACCGTTCGGCCTCGCCCGGCTTGATAAGGTGGCCCACGCCGATGGTCGCCAGCCGCACAGGGTCGTAGTACGGCTGGCGCCTCGACCCCTCGAAGTGGTGCATCATGTCCACCGCCTCGATGGGCGTCAGGATGTCCTGCGTCATTACAGGCTCCGCTTCTCGATCCTCCGGTGGGGGAACCAGAAGAACATGACGGAGGCGAACAGGAAGCGGGTGTGGTCATCCCAGATGGAGACGAACGCCAGCCCGATGTCCTGGGTATTGGAGTAGGTGTACGCCATGCGGTAGACGATGACGGAGCAGAACAGGGCGAAGAAGACCAGTGTGATCAGCGGACGGATCAGGCTGTTGAGCCCGTCGATCCACTTGATGCCGCTCTTGGCCGACTGGTGCTTGTAGGCGCCTTCCAGGGCGACCTGCTCGATCTTCGCGTCCGCGATCTGAAGGCCGATCTCGGCTTGGAGCTTCGACGCCTCCATGTCGAGACGCCGAAGCTCGATCTCCTGCTGATGCTCCTGCCGGCTCTTAAAGTACTGGACGACTTCAGGGACGATGTTGCCCAGAAAGCCCGTCAGGCCACCTAGGAGAAGCTCCAAACCCATCATCGACTTGACCCCTCGTATGGAATGTGTGGCGCTCTCCGCCGGCGCCAAGCCCTTTCTCGATCCAGCGCGGCGGCAGCCAGCTTGTGTTAGCCGACTTCAAGGGCAAGACCAAGTATAGCTCCTGCGAGGCGGTCGGATCAAGCGTGACGGCAACCATAGCCCAGGGCGCCACGCCCTTGACATAGACCGTCTCGGTCCTCCACCGGACATAGCCGACAAAGTGCCGGCCTCTGACCCTGCCATTGCTCAGGCGCTCCTTGTACCTCGGCGGCGAGATGCACACGCCGGCGTCGATGGCCGCGTAGCGCAGGCTCGAGTGCTGGCCGGGGTTGTCGCTGTCGAGGAGGCGAAGCTCGCTCTCGGCGTACTCGAGGCCGTGGCACAGGGCGCTTTTGACCTCGATGAACATGCCGGGCAGCACGCCGTTGTCGGCCTCCTCTCGGGGCATACTCTCGGACGTCTGGTAGACGGTGTAGACCTTGCTGTTCTCGAAGGCCGAGGCGCGGGCAGTGCGGAGGTCGGCGTCGTAGCTGATCCCAAGGACGAGCAGGGCGGTGACGACGATGGCGAACGCGGCGGCCGAGGCCAGGGCTCGCAGGGCGTTGTAGTTCTGTCGCGGCATGGGCTTTCCTCCTTCGCTATCCTGTATGGCACCCTAGCACGGGTCACGGCCTCGGGAAAGACCTAAATGCGATGTTCGGGAACAATCTCGACACCGGCACGGGGAACGACCGCGTGAAGTCGCCGTCTGCTGTGCCGCCGCCACCGGGGTCGCCGCCATTGCCGCCGTTGTCAGTGTCAAGCTCTTCAACCTCTATCGCTGAGATATACGAAAAGTCTGTTAAGTGAATATTAGTGAAAATCACAGAACCATCTGAAGCCGGCTCAATACTTAGAACCTCGACTGTTTGGTCGATGTTGTAATAAGCGGTGTGGCTAAGAGTATCACCGGACATAGACAGCGAAATATTGTAGACAAAATTCGTCGTGAAGAAGGCTCTTCCGCCAAAAAGCCTTATGTGATACCTCTTTGTGTTGTCCAGGCTGTTCAACCTCATCCCGACATCTTGGGTTGTGGTCTGCGTATTGTCGTGTACGAAGTTGCCTGGAACTATCGGGCAGAAGCTAGCGACGCCAAGATCTTCTCTGAGCCTTTGAAAGGCTCCGCTTATAACCTCAAAGCTCCACCCAGTATCCTGACCAGAGCTGTCTTTCAGGTTGTCTATGCTTGGTGTAAGACTTATCGCCTGATTTATAAAAGAGGGAAACGAACTGTCTTGGCTCTGAATAAAGGTTATCCAGGACTTTCTACTCGGGGCGTAGCTATTAGCTTCTTTTAGCTCGACGTTAATTTCGTCGAAAAGATGGTTCGCAACTGAGCCGCCTATAAGACGCGCGCACATGAATAGTCGTAGAGTTCTTGAACCGGACGGAACCAGGGTTGAAAAGCTCCTGGGGAACCATGCGTCTAGGCTGTTTGAGTAATCCTTCTGGCCGGGGGATTTATGCCCTTCCGCAAAATGCCCTGAACTATTCAAGAAGCCGAACATCATCATGCCAACGTCGTCGGCAAAGTTCTGGCCTTCATGCCAACTAGAAAACAGATATAAAGACCCGTTGTCTAATTCTGATGTGCTGTCAACAACGGAAGTCAAATCTATATCTTGAAAGGCTATAGCCCAGTCGCCCTCGTCGTCGGTTTCTGGTGCATCGCCGGAAAAGAAGTTATCGCCGGAGAAAGCCTCGATCCCTCCGATCCCCCCGCTTCCTATAACTTGGAACGGGCCTCGGGTGCTGTCCCATGCCTCGACGCTGCCGGTGCCGACCAAACCGTCTTCGGCGTCGTGGTTGCTGACGACTATGGTGTATGGGGCTGGCATCAGGCGAACCTATCAACCTCGAGGGTGAAGCCAAAGGCGACCGTGTTGACGCTGCTCGCCGACTGCACGCTGATCCGTCCGTAGATCGTCCAGGGTGTGCTGGCGTCCGTCGACTTGAAGGGGAAGCCGGCGGCGTCCAGGAAGTCGATGGTGTTGACGTCGAAGTCCTGTGCGCCCCCGTCGACCGAGGTTGTCTCGGTCTCGTACAGAAGCTCTGAGCTGGTCCTGGTGGCTGCGCTATGAAGCTGGACCTTGTAGGCGTCGGCGCTGTCGGCGATGATTTGGAGCTTCCTCACGTAGCCCCGGTGGCCCACGGTGAAGGTGAAGTCGAGGTCATCGCCGACGTTGCCGTTGTTGCTCGCGGTCTCCGTCGTCTCGAGCGGAAAGTCGTTCGCCGGGTTGAAGAAGACCGTGTCGGCCGTCAGCGCGAACCCGCAGTTCCATCGCACCCCTGCGGTGCTGCTCACCAGAAAGCCGGGGCTGGCAGGGTCGACGAAGGCCGGCTGGCCGAGGGTGATGAAGCCGCTGAGGGTGTCGAGGGACCCCACGATGCCCATCATGACGAAGGTGCCCTCCTCGCCCGAGCTTACCGATTTGTGGGCGATGCCGGCCGGCCTGATGGCGTCCATCGAGGCGGCGTCGTAGAGCGTAGCGTTGCCGTTGGTGTCCAGGGCGACGACCTCGCCTGTCCCGATGTCCGTGGCCGCTTGCAGGGTCGCGTGGAAGCCCCGGTCGAGGATGGTGAAGTTCGACCGTAGAGCCGTGTCCCAATCGGCCGCCCCCTGCGTCGGGCTCTCGAGGTTCTGGTTGTCGGTGAAGGCCATCTGCTACCTCTCGAAGAACTGAAGAGACCGAACCTGCGAGCGCAGGGCGTCGCCGAAGTCGTTGAACGGCGTGACCTTGACGGCGATGTTGCCCCGGAACGCGCCGTTGTCGGACACGTTCTGCGCCCGAGTGTAGTCGAATTGCACGGTGCTCACAACTGTGCTCCTCACGACCACGTCGCCGCTGCCGGTGATCTCGACGCGGTACTGGGTGCTCGCCGTGTCCGTCGTGAAGCGCCCGAAGCCGCCGATCCCGTAACCCTGGAACCCGAAGCCCGCTGTCCGCGACGCGTCTTCCCATTCGACCGTGATGTCGCCCGTGTCCACGGCGAACTTGTCGACCCCCCGGAAGTCCTCTGAGCTATTCCAGATATGCAGGGGCGGCGCGATCTGGGGGCGGACGCGGGTGCCCCGGATCTGGTATTCCTTGGCCGTCACGCTCGAGACGTCGACCTCGACGCCGGCGAAGTTGTACGGGACAACTTTGTAGTAGACCGTGTTGAAGATCCTGTCTTCGTTGTACGCCTGCACGAAGACGCCGCCGGCGTGCTTGTAGAAGATGTCGCCGGAGTTGTGGGCGTGGGTGTGCGTGGCGCCGACGCCGCGATAGAGCCGGTCGAAGCGGTAGTGGTTCTGGCCGAGGAGGTTGATGCCCTCGTACGCCATCATCTCCGAGCCGACCCAGATGTTGCCGGCGCCCTGCGCGCGCCCGGTGGCGCCGACGTCGTCCAGGGTCACGTCATTCGTGAAGGTCGGGCTCGAGGCGTTGAAGCCGCTGGCAGGGTTGATGAACACCTCGACGTCTTCGACGAAGCCCTGGTCGGCCGGTAACTCGCGCATGATCCGGCCGAAGATGGGGTAGGGGTTGACGTCGAGCGCCTGCGCGAAGCTGAGGTTGTCCGACGAAAGGTAGAGCTTGGCGCCGGCCGTAAGCTCGCCCCCGTTCGCCCACCAGACATAGAGCTGCTTGTCCTCGCCCTCGAACTCGGCAGGAAGCTCGCCCATGATGAAGTCTTGCGCGAACCGGGGCGTGCCGGTGACGGGCGTGGTCGCCACGTCCGTCTCGTCGTGAACCCAGCCCTGCGGCTCGTCCACGAACTCCTGCTCTTCGATCAGGGACAGGGCGAAGTCGCCGGGCGCCTTTTCGTCCTTGACGACGATGCGCGCCTTGATGCCGTTGTCGAGCAGGGGCGAGTGGCTGTCGACCACGACAACCGTGTCGCCCGGCTCGAGGTCGGCGTCCTTCCAGCCGACGCGCAGGCGCAGTTGCCGCTTGGCGTAGAGGTTGCTCCAAAGGGCGCGCTCGGCCATCTTGGATGCCATGACCTCGGACATGACGAACCTGGGCGGGAACTCCATCGGCCGGACGCCGTTGATCTCTTGGTCGAACTCGTCGCCGATCTCGACGAAGTTTTGGAGGTAGCCGAGGGACCTGTCGTAGTAGTTGACCTTGACGTAGTTCGACGTGTCGTCTATGGAGCCCTCGGTGACGCTCACCGGGCTGTCGCCCTCGTCAACCACGAAGTGCGTATTGTCCAGGGTCCGCACCACGGTGTTGCCGAACCGCTGTAGGCCGAATTTCAGCTTGCCGCCGCTCTGCGTCAGGAAGCCGCCATAGGTGGCCAACAGAAGCTCGATGATCGAGGCGGCGCTCTCGCTGCGCCGGAACTGGGCGCTGACGAAGTAGCTGTTGGCCTCGCAATACTGGTTCGCGGTGTTGTAGCTGTCGTCGTCGATGTCGCCGCTGGACACCCCGAGGCCAAAGATCGGGCTGCGCAGCATCTCGCGGATGATGAACGGCGGCGTGCGGTCCTCGCGGGTGCCGGAGATTTCCACGTTCGCGAACTTCGTGATATAGAGCGCGCCGCCGTCTTCCTCGTCCACGTTGTCCAGGTTGCTCGTGCCCAGGCCGCTTTGAAGAAATAGCTCTCCATCTGTCTCATTATACATCGCGAAGATGTCGGAGTCGTCGTAGCCGCCGTCAGCCGCACTTGAGCTTACATTCCAGTCTTCGTTCGTATAGATCACGCCATCAAAAGACCCAGCGCCAGTAAATGTCCCAGATATGGGGTTGTAAGTATACAGCCTGATGCCGCAATATCCATTTCTTTGATTGTTATTATCTTCGCTATCGAAAGAAGGTTTTACAAAAGAGACTAGAAAGCCCCCTCCATCAAGTTTTTGTGCGCTCGGGCGGCAGTTGTAGTAAGCATTAGAGGTGCTGGCACTGTCGCTGAACCTCTTGCCCTCGTCCTCCCAAGGCATGTCGATGGTGTCGCTGTTGGCCAGAACCATGCTACCTTTACTGAAAACCTCGGTTGCGCTCTGAGAAACGTTCCCTGAACTGTCGACCAACGGAGGCAAGCTTGTAATATCTGCGTAATACAGGGCGCCCAGGACGCCGGCCTCATTTGGAACGTCTGCTGACACCCACTGATTTGCAAGGCTCTCGTCGGTTGCGACATCAGTATAAGCCGCGCCTATGTGAAAATACATATGCGTCTTAATATTAAGACCGTCCACAAATGGAAGCGCAAAACTGTAAAGCCTGCCAAAGCTGCCACCCCCTTTGTTTGCGACCATGAGATTTTCACTGAAATCGAACTCGATCCTGCGGTTCGGTACGTGGTACGGCTCTGTCGTAATAACAGTAGAGTCTTCTGTGAACCCTCCTACAAAGGCATTTGCCTCTATTTCGTCTAGAGGGGGTAGATACGCAATCGCAACCATATCATCGGTCTCATAGTGAGCGGTTACGATAACTCGGTCGTCATCTTCCTTAAGGCCGTCTAGATCGAAAATCCGAGGAGCGTCGAAACCCCTCTGTTCATCTAAGAAGCGAACGGCGCCCTGGATAGACGGAGTATCCACATCAGGATCGAACACGGCGAACCAATACCAGAAGTCCTGGTTTTCCTTCTGCCTCCTAAAACTAACTATTGCTTTATCACGAATTGCCGCGCCATACAGAACTCCGTCACTAAGGGGGTTGGCACTTACTACATCAGTTCCCGCAAAGCTCTCAAGCATAGTTATCATGAAATCATTGTCGATAAACCAGCGGAGCTCTCCGCTATTATTGTAACAGATGACGTGCCCGGAGTTACGTTCTGCACGAATTATTAAGCTCGAGACCAGAGTTTTTGATGGCGGAGCCATTCCAAAGTAGTCATCTCGGATTTCTGCGCTACTCTCGACCCGAGCGAACCGTTCAGCATCGAACTCGGCCACCGGGTCGCCCGGCCCGACCTCGAAGCTGATCTGCGGGATGCGCGGCTGGCTGCCCAGGAGAAGCTGCTTGAACCCCACCCATGAGGTGTTGGGCCAGCGCACGGGCAGGCTCGCGGTGATCGTCTGAAGGTGATCCCAGCCGTCCGTGCCCTGGCCGTTGTAGAAGAACCCCTCGTCGAAGGTCAGACCCACGCCGTCTTCGTTCTCGCCAGCCGACACGGCGCCGCCGTTGTTGAGGAGCGCGGCCGTGGTCTGGCCGGAAAGGCGCTCGGAACCGAGCCAGCCGCCCCACACCGCCACCTCCTCCGGCACGAAGCCCAGGTGGTAGACGAGGTCGACCTTGTAGGTGTACGAGACGTTGACGCTGCCGCCTCCGCCCTGTTTGCCGCCGGCGCCGCTGCCGCCGCCCTTGCCTCCGCCCTGGCTCTGCTTGGTCTCGTGCCGCAGGGTGGTGAGGTTCTCGCGGACGACGATGTTCGGGGCGACGCGGTTGGTGCCGAACAGGATGGGGATCGTGGCGCCGCGAAGCGCCTGCGACGGGCGCGGCAACTCTTCGGCGCCGGGGTCGAAGATCCTGTTCTTCTGACGGGACTGCGGCGACCAAAGCCACGAGCCCACAAGCCACCCGACGCTGGCGCCGGTGGTCGCGGCGAGGCCGGCCGCCGAGAAACCTGCGGCGCCGACGCCTGCTAGAGCTAGTGGTGCGGCAATAGCCATGTCTCATCCAGGTCGAAGTGCCGATGGTCCCTCAATCTACCACGTTCGGCCGTGAAGAACGAACGCCGGCTCTTCTGGACGACGCCGGAGCCGTTCCGGCCAAAGGCGTGTATCCAGGTATTGTCGCCGATGTAGATGGTGCCGTGGGCGAAGTTCCTGCCAAACTTCCACATAGTGATGCCGCCGACCGCCGGCTTCGAGACCGGGAAGACGTAGCCCTCGAGGAAGTCCAGGTAGATCTCATTCTCTTTGTGCAGGGTCCAGTCTGGCGGGTAGTCCTTGGGGTACGGCTTCAGCGGGCCGAAGAACCTGCCGTAGACCTCATACAGCAGGCCACCGCAGTCGACGCCGACGCCGCGCACGCGCCCCTTGTGGACGTAGGGCGTGCCCAACCACGTCTTGCACTCGTCGACAACGCTCTGGCGCCAGTTAGAAGCCATCTTCTTGTAGGGGTATCCACTTGAAGCCCATGAACCGATCTGCGTTATCATACTTGCTATGGCAGTCGGTTACAAGCCTCTTGCGGCATCCGGGGAACAGCGTGTAGCTGTCGCTGTTCTGGGGCGTGGCAGGAAAGCCGTGCGAGAGCCCGAGCAGGGACCCGGTGTGGACGCGGACGGTGCGAACCGAGCCGCTGTTGACGCCGCCTGTGGCCGTCAGCCGGCCGAAGGTGAAATGGTCGTCCGCGAACGCGGCCCCGAAGCAGTTGACCCATAGAGCCGCCTTCGAGCTACTCGAGGCCGAGATGGCCACGTCGCCGGACAGGGTGATCGTGAAGCTCGACGTGTCCACCCCGCAGCCCTGGCCGCCGAAGCGCCACGAGCACTTATCATGGTACGAGTATGGCGGCCATTCGTTGACGAGGTTGCGGACGCCGTCGCGCACCTGCCCCTGCACCTTGTTCCTGTCCCATGAGATGGCCCCGAGCGAGCCGTCGAAGATCACCATGCGGTCGAGGTCGGGCGTGTCGGGGAAGACCCTGGCCACCGTCACCGTCGAGCGGTGAAGCTCCTGGCCGGACAGGATGTCGCCGAGCACGCTGCCCGAGTTGGCCACCAGAAATTGCAGGGCGCTCGTCTTAAGCTCTGCGTTGCGCTTTCCGCCGCCCAGGGCGCGGCCGGGGAACGGATCGTAGGTCGTGGCTTGGCCGGACAGGGCGGCGGTGAGCGGCTCGTTGCCCGTGGTCCAGTGGAAGCTGCCGTTGGGCGTGAACAGGTCGACAAGCTCGACGATCTGGATACCGTCTTCCTGAAGCCGCTCGAAGAACGCGCTGGATACGGACAGGGTCACAGGACCTCCTTGACCTCGAGAACGAGGTTGAAGTTGTTCCACACGCGCGGCGAGACGTAGCGGTAATTCTGTCCGAAGGCGCACTTGCGGAAGTAGGTGGTCGTTTGAACGGACCAGCTATCGCCGCCGTCCGGCGTCAGCACGTAGGTGACGATCCCGCTGGCCTGGTCGAGGGTGTAGTCGGTGCCCTGCGTCAGCGTCCCGGACGACGCGCTCACGATGGTGAGGTCGGCGCTGTCCGGTATGACCGAGAAGCCGCTCTCGTCGCGGATGTAGAAGGTGTTCGACCCCGTGGTGAAGCCGATCTCGAGGCTGTCGATCTCGAAGTCGTAGGGGTCCTTCATGAGGAAAGTCCGCAGCCGGCCGAAGCGGGCGTTGACGAACGCCGAAAGGCTTTGCTGTTGCGTCCTCGGGATCGAGTTGAACGAGATTTGCCATGACCGCAGGATCTTCGTCCAGGCGGTGCTCGCGTGCCGGGCGCCGTTGTCGAACTGTTGCTCGTTCACCCCGTCGCGGAAGAGCGTGGTCGTGGCCGCCGGCAGCGGGGAAACGGGGAAGATCTCTAGGCTGCTAGCCATTGCCCACCTCATTGTTCAGGGCCATCTCGGCCCTCATGCCATCGACGATCTTGTCCATGTTCTTCATCAGGAACTCGGCGCCCGTCTGCGTGTCGATGGCCTGGATCTGGATCGTGACGTTCATGCCGCCCTCGGCGCCGCTGGCGCGCACCCCGAGCTTGCCGCTGCCGTCCCGCTCGAGAGGCATGACCGCCTCCGGGCCGGCCTCGCCGCCGATGCCAAAGGCCGTGGGGCCGCGCATGATGCCCTGTTGCGACACGCCCCCGGCGAACACCCCGCCGTCGGCGAAGAAGCCGCTGAAGAGGCTCCCAAGGGCCGCGCCGAAGCCGCCCGCGCTGCCCCCGCCGAGGCTCGACTGGATAAGCTGGATCTTGGCAAGCTCGACTAGATAGTTGACCGCCGCGTTCGTCATGGCGTTCCAGAAGCTCATCATGACGTCTTGCAGGGATGCAGTGCCCATGACGAGGCCTGAGATGGCGTCGCCCACCTGCGTCTCGATGACCTCGCCGACCGCTGTCCATGTCCTCTTGACGAGGAGCCCCTTCGCCGTCACGTTTTCGCCGGCTTTCTCGAGCTTGGCGTTCAGCCTCTCGATGGTGGCGATCTGTTCCTTCATCGCCTCCTTCTCGACACTCGTCGCGTCAAGCATCTCCGTCTGTAGCTGAAGGATCTTGATGCGGTTCTTCTCGACCTCTTGGCTGAACTTCTCGACCGTCTTCCTGGCCTCGTCGATGAACTCTGAGGAGAAGAACTTCGCGAAGCCCTTGTCCTCTTTCCCCAACTCGTTGATCCTGCGCTGGATCTTGGCAGTCTCCGCCATGATCTTCTTGGCATTGAGTAGGGCTTCGGCCGTCTTCTCGGCGGCGGCGGCCGTGTCCTTTTGGTTGTTCGTGCCATCGGTGATCTCGACGTTCAGCTCTGAGGCGTTCTTGATGATCTCCCCCATCCGGTCGCGGATGTCCTGCCAGCCGCCCAGGGCCTCGAAGGTATTTTCGACGAACTTGTCCGTTTCCGTCTCGGCGTCCCCGAGCAGCCCGGCGAAAAAGTTGCCCGTAACGGTGCCGCCCCCGGCCGCCGCGTCCGCGATCTTCTTCTGAAGCCTCTCGACCCTGCCCTCGGTGAAGCCCAGAAAGTCGGTGACGCGGGCGGCGAGGACGAGGGCGCTGTCGATCCACGAAGCCAACTGGTTCTTGATAAGGCCGAAGGCGGCGCCGACGAGGCCGCCCGCTGGACCGAAAAGCAGGAAGCCAGTCAGGCCGAACTGCGCGGCGGAACCGAGAGCCCCGATCACCTTGTCGCCCATGCCAGTGAGCGAGTTAACGAAGCCGGAAAAGTTGTCTGAAAGTCGATCAAAGAGCGTGAAAAATATTCCGATGGCGGCACCGACTTTCCCAAAGAACAGGCGCCCAATAAGCCCAGTAGCGATGACGTCACCGCCGAGAGCGCCCATGGCATTGGAGACGGTCTCTATGACGACCAGAGCGGCCTGCCCCAGCCGCGCGACTGCCTGAGCGGCGCCGGCGCCGATGCGGACTATGTCTTTCAGGATCTCGACGAACCGCTCAACATCGCTCTTTTGCAAGCCATCAGTGAACTCGTCAAGGCGCTTGGCCATGGCGTTGATGAAGATCCCGATCCGCGTGTCCAGGCCGAACTGGCCAAAGACCTTGTTGATCAGCCTTTCCCATGCCTGTCGGATGCGCGCCTGAGACCCTTCGAGCGTGTTGGCCATGATCTCGGAGAAGCCGCCGAAGCTTTCTTTGGCGCCCTTGATGAAGGCGTCGATACCCTCTTTGGCCGAGACCGCTCCCTGCGAAACAGCCTCGATGAACTCTGGTATGGTCCTTTCCGTCTCACGGGCCATGAGCGCGATGGCGAACGGAACAGCCTCACCAAGCTGTTGCCGTAGCTCCTCCATCGAGACGACGCCCTTACCGGCGATCTGCTGGATCGCGATGATCGCGCGGTTGATCTCGTCGGTGCCCCCGCCGAAGGCCGAGACGCTGTCGATGATCGCTTTCAGGGACCCATCGAGCGGGTCCATGCCGGCGGCCTTGAGGCGACTGAAGCCGTCGAGCATCGTCTTCGTGTCAATGGGGACGCCACGGAACTCGTCTCGAAGCTCCTGAAAGGTCTCGTTTGCCTTGTCGAAGCCACGCTCGAAGAAGGCGAGGCGCACCCTGGCCTGCTCGAGGCTGCTCGCAAGCTCAAGGATCTGCTTGCCGAAGGCGATGGCGCTGCCGGCCGCGATGGAGGTGAGGACGACGTCGATAGCGCGCAGACCGCGCGCTGTGTTCCGGCCAGCGCGCTCGACCTTTTGCATGTCGCCGCGAAGCCGGCTGAAAGCTGTTCGCGTACGATTGAACGCTGTGAATACGAGGTCGACGCCGAGCCTTGCCACCTACTTGCCCCGCTTGCTGGTTCCCTTGTTCGCGACCTTCTTCTGCTCCTCTGCCATCATCTCGTTCAGCGTGCTCGCGATGATCTCGAGGGATCGCCAGAAGAAGGCATCCTGGAACATAATACCATGATCGTCCGGGGTCCGCGAACAGTGCCACCCGCTATCTGAGCGGTCGAAGCACCGGAGAAACCACGTCAGATAGAAGGAGGCGCTGTGGTGTCGCGTCTTGAGGTCGGAGATCAGCTTGGGGTTCATGCCTTTGGCGGAGAACCGGGCCGCCTTTACGAGTTTCCCTCGTCTTCGTCCGAGGGCGACGAGATGTGGGCGACCATGCCGACAAGCTCCATGGCCAGAGGCAGGAAGAACGGGTACTTGACGACGTCCTCGACCGTCAAGTCGTTGCCGTCGCCGTCGGTCAAGTTTGAGATCTTGCACGTCGACGGCAAGACCTTGGCGCACATCTCGGGCAGGCCCTTCATCTGCGACGACGAGAGCTTGCTGGTGTCGATGTCTCCGCCCGCAGGGTCTTCGAGGCCGAGGGACTGGAAGACCTCGATGATGGAGAAGAGGTCGCCAAGCTCACACGGCGAAACCTGCGCCTTCATCTGCTGCTTGGCCGGCAGCTTGTCGTTGCCGGCGAACGTGGGCGTATACTCGACGCTCTTCGAGAACGAGACCTTCATGGCTCTCTCCTTCTGGCTTGGGGGAGGGCGGCCGGCAGGGGCATCCCAGCACCGGCCGCCCTGTCTTAGTAGGTGCTGGTTACGTTGGTCAGGCGGACCTCGATCTGGTAGCCGCTTGTGGTGTCGTACTCCCCCTTGCCCGAGATGTTGGCCTGAAGTCGGTTCGGGCCGGAAATCGGGACGGAGAACGAGGTGTACTTGAACTGCGGGATCTCCACGGTCAGAGTGTAGTAATCCGCGCTGTCGGGGTTGCCGAGGAGGATCTTGCTGTTGACGTTGGTCGCGGTGATCCGCAGGAAGCGGTTTTCGTAGGCTCGGAACTTCTGGTACTCGTCCTGGTTGCGAAAGCTCAGGGTTCCATCGACCGTCACGCGCTGGAAGTCGGTGGCCTGAAACTCGCCGAAGAGCTTGTTGCCGTCAAGCTGCTGTACGCCCTCGATGCTCTCTTCGTAGCGGACGGACAGGCCCTCGAACGCGGTGATCGCCTCGAGGCTGTTGGCGCTGTCGCCGATCTGCACGGACACGGTGTCCCAAACCCAGGGCCGGCCGCCCGAACTGACCAGCGATTGCAGGGCCGAGGGGCGGGCCAGAAGCGCGACCTCGCGGGCCATGATATTGGCCGTGGCGGTGAGGAGAGCGCCGGCCTGGAAGCTGAGGTCCATGCCCCAGATGTTCGAACCGTTGAAGATCCACGCGCTGCCGGTGTCCTTGTAGACCATGACGCCGTGGGGCTCGCCGTGCGAACGCTCGTCGTAGCTGTCGTCGCGCGCCGTGAAGACGTGATGGACGGTGGGCTTGCCGGCCTCGTCGCCGCTGTTGGCGCCCGTGCTGCCGGCTTCCGTGACGAGGCTCGAGCTTACGGTGCCGAGGACGGCCCGGAGGAAGACGCCGAGTGCGTTCGGGTTGGGCTCAAGCTCGATGTCGCCCTCGCCGAAGTCGTTGCCCTTGTGGCTGTCCGGCGCGGCCCTGCGGCCCGTGATCGCACCCTCCTCAAGCTCCTCGAGGTTGTGCTCGATGCTCTCGGACACGAAGTTGGTCCAGCGCCAGTCGACCGGCGAGAAGGAGGCCGAGACCACCTCCGTGGCGCTGGCGTACAGGGACCCCGTGCGCGTGAGTGCGATCTGTCCGCCTGTTCCGCTCGCCATCCTTAAGCCCTTTCCTACCTGTCCTCGAACACGAAGACGCTGATCTCGACGATGGCCGCAGCCAAGTAACCGTTCTGTGCCGGGGCAGCGTCGAAGCTCACGTTCGTGGTGATCGTGCTCTCGACGTCGCCGCTGAACCTCGGCGAGCCCCGCACTGACGAAACAACGTCGCGAACGAGGTCATTTCGTATTTTAGCCGCTTCAAGGTGCGAACTCAAATCGAACGCCATGATGTCGATCTCGAAGTTGACCGGGCCGTAGTAGTCCTGGCCGGCGCGGACGTCGGGCTGGTGCTCGACGAGACGGATGTTGACGAACGGCATGTTGGCGAAGGTCATCTGACTGTCCAGGGCCTCGGCCACAACCTGATGTGCGCCGGTGACGTCGCCTTCAAGCAGGGTGCGAAGGTCGGCCTCGAGGGTATTGTAGTCGGCGACCGTCATATCTTCCTCTCCCATTCAGCGATGAACCGGCGCACAAACGAAGCCGACGTGCGCTTCATCGTCTGCTCGGTTGGCCATATCGGCCGTGCCGGAACCGAGAACGCCTTGCGGTTCCTGAAGGCCGAGAAGCTGCCGTCCGCGTTGGCGTAGGCCATGAGCTTGTCTCTCACTGCGCCAACGCTGTACCCCTGATCGTGCTGGTCGATGCCCCATTCGGTCGAGGGGGCGTCGAAGAACACGCGGCCGATCCTGCCCGTCGCGCCCTTCTGCCGCGTCCGAAACTTGAAGAGCGGCGCCAGCCGCGTCAGCGGGCGCGCGTTGCCGCCCTTGCGCTTCTTGGTGCTCGCGGTCAGGGGCTTCCACTTTCCCCTGCCACCGCTTGCGACTTTCTGGCGGATGTCGTCGCGCGTCTGGCGTGCGCTCTCTTGGACGATGCTCCGGCGCAGGGAGGCCTTCTGCTCGTCGTTCAGACGCCTCTCGAGCTTGTTCAGGAGGCGCCGGGCCTGCCCGAATTCGACGTCGATCCGTACAGATGACCGGGCCATCTTACCAGCCGAAGCACTTGTTGTTGCCCGAGTGCCCCGGATCGTCCTCGCGATCATCCTGGTGCTGCTCAACCCGGTCGTGGTCCGCAGCTTGGTCAAGCTCGTTCAGGACCGGGGAGAACACGGGGTGGAAGTCGGTGGTCGTGCTCCACGCCTCGAAGTCGCCGCCGCTGCCGATCTCCGTGGCGCTGGCCACGTCGATCTTGCCGTTGCGGATCATCTGCAATAGCTCAATCGTGCGGTTGTACCGCTCCTGCATGAAGTCGGGGACCTCGGGCAGGCGCTCGACCATGATGTCGAAGATGGCCAAGTCGGCCGTCATCCGCCGGATAAGCGGGTCGCTTGGCAGGGGGAGCTTGTAGCGGCCGGCGAGATAGCCGTTCACAAGCCCCTCCGCCTGAGCGATGTAGACGCTCGAGACGTCTACGCTCGTGACCTCGAAGCTGCCCGTCCCGACGGTTGTCGAGAGGGGCCTGTAACGAGCGAAGACGTCGTCGATTGTCGCGTAGCTCACCTGTACTTCCCTTTCGCCTTCTCGACCTCGGGGGCCAGGGCGTGCTCGATGACGCGGGTGAGCTGTTGCGGGTCGGAGACCGCGCCGGAGATGGTCATCTGCCGGTTGTCGCCAAGCCCAAGCTGCATCTTCACGTCCGTGGTGCCGCCGAGGACCTTGCGGGCCTCGCTGGCGTACTGCATGCCCTGGACAAGTCCATTCCCGAACTTGGTCATGTCCTGCCAATAGGTATCATAGAACGCCACGGCCTCTTTCGCAAGCCGGACGCCCTCGGCGTTGTCGCCGCCCTGCAAGGCGTACCGCATCCGGTGGATGATGTCGCGGAACCACAAGAACTTGCCGAGGTCGCGGTCGGGGTTGACCTTGCGGTCCCACTCGAGGAGCGGGAAGTTGCGCGAGAAGCGCCGCCGGCGCACCGCCTCATTGGTGTAGCCGGTATGGGCGATGTCCACATTAGGCAGGAGAAGCGAGTGGCCCGGCCCGCCGTTGACGCCGCCGACTTCCGCGTGCTCGTGGACCTTGCCCGCGAACTCGAACCCCTCGTCGGCCCGGAACAGCCGCGCCGGCCGGTCGATCTGGGTCTGGCCGCCCCTCGGCTCGACCGTGAAGTGATGCTGGTGGATCGAATAGCTCTGGTAGGGGTTCTCGCGCATGTAGGGCCGGATATTGCCCACGAGCTTCTCGTCACAGTCGATCCACAAGATCCAGTCGACCTCGGACTTGATCGCCTCGACGCTGACATTCCGGGCGTCGTCGAAGCCAAGCTTCCCCGCCTCGATCTTGTCGATCTCGGTGATCTGGATTTCGATCCAGGGGTGTCTCTTGGCGAAAAGCTGGATCAGGCCGATGGTGGCGTCGGTGCTCGGCCCGATGGCGAGGCTGATAAGCCGGATGCCCTGCGCGGCGACCGACTTGAGCATCCGCAAGATATCCTCCTCATCATTCATGCAGATGATCGCCGCGCCCACCGTCTGCTCACGCGGCGCGCCGATGGTGAGCTTCCTCGTGACGTCGATTTCGCCCACCGGCGAGGCGCCACGGTCGGGGCGGAAGGAGCACACAAGGTTGCCTAGAACCTCGCCGTTGGCCGCAGCGGAATAGGGAATGAAGCTGTACTGGAAACTGGGCTTGTGGCCAACCATGTCCTCCATCTCGGGGATGCCAATGTGCCACAAGTGCTCGGGCTGGAAGAACTCATCGACGCTCGAGAAGAGGCGGTTTGCCTCCCATGGGCCAACCGGTGTGGTCGTGATGACGGCGCCGAAGCGGAGATCGACGTCGCGCATCATGGCCGCAGGGTCCGCAACATGCTCGAGCACTTCGGTGAGCAGGGCGAGGTCTCCCTCACCGGCGAACTCGGTGGTGAGCAGGACATTGTCGAGGTTGCGGGCCTTCAGTTCCTCGGACGCTCGCTCGATCAGCTTGGACGAGTGGTCCACGCCGACGAACTTGAGCCGGGGGAAGCGTTCGGCGAGGTTGAAGAGTTGGTTGCCCTCGCAACAGCCGATCTCGACGACGCGGGCGCCATCGGCGAGGCCCAGCGCCTCGATCTCCTGCACGACCGTCTCGAACCGGGGATTGCCCTTGAGGCTGCCGTAGGTCAACTTGCGGCTCTCGTAGAGGCGGTCGTAGTGCGCGGCAAGCTCGCCGAGGGCGTCTTCTTTGGTGAGGCCCCGGCCAATGCCAGGGTAGAGGTCGAGCAGCTTGTTCTTCAGTCGGCCGGCGATGGTGTCGTCGGGCTGGTCCTCGAGGAGCTTCAGAGCAGTGACGACGTCGCCACGGGCCCATAGCCCCTGAGCAAGCGAGTAGGCCGACCGTTTCCGGCCGCCGGCGAACATGGCGCCCTGCATCATCTCCGCCACGCCGGCCCAGTCGAGGTCGCCGCGCTTGCGCCGCTTGGCCATCTCGTTCGCCATCGCGTCCTGCGCCGACTGCGAGTTGAGGAAGTTGCGGACCCGAGCCGCGAACGCCGACACGAAGGGGGCGTCGCCAAGCTGTTGCGGAGGCTCGACCAGGATGCCGGTGGCGCTCTCCGGCAGGGCGCCGAGGTTGGTTCCGATGAACGGGCAGCCCACGGACACGGCCTCGCGAGCGAGGATGCAGGACGTCTCCTCGAAGTTGGACGGGTAGACGTACGCGGCGGCCTCGGCGAGCTTCTCGCGTATCTGGTTCTGGGTCAGGGCGCCGAGGAACTTCACGTTCGGTCGGGCTTCGGCCATCTTGAGGAGTTGGCTGTAGTATTCGCTCATGTGCTGCGGAACCTGATCCGGCCAGCCGTACATGGCGAACTCAAGCTCGTACTCCGGTAGGAGGTCCATGACGCCGCCGGGGGCGACGAGGTATGCGAGACCGCGCTCGGGGCGCGAGGCATAGAAGAGCTTGCGGTCGCTGCGCTTGTTGGGCAGGGCTCCGCCGGTGTACGGCACGATGCCGTTACGCATGGGCGTGATCGAGGACAGGGGCACGCCAGTGACCCTGTGGACCTGCTGCGCGTGGAACTCGCTCACGGTCCAGATGCCGTCGAAGGCCCAGAGGACAGGGTTCAGGTTCTCGGCGAACTCGGGCGTGGCGACGTCGTGGAGCCAAAGGAAGCACTTCGTCGCCTGATGGGTGATGATGTTGCCGTTGCCGTCGTCGGCGGCCTGGATGAACTTGGGGTTCCGGCTGACGATGATGGCGTCGAACGGGAACGACTGGGCGTGGCCGGGGAAGGCGTCGATAGGGATGTACCGGACGCCGTCGTCATGCGCGGCCCCGGTCGGGGTGTAGTCGGGGTCGATGGGCGCGAAGAGCGTCACCGCGTTGTCCGGCGAGGCGGCCAATTCCTTTGCGACCATGATGGCGGCGGTCTCGGAGCCGCCGAGGGACCTGTTTTCGAGGGTGTCGGGTCCATGGGGCATGCCGCCCGAAACGATGGCGATCTGTCTCTTTGCCATGCTCGATCTCCTTTCCTCTGGGTGCTTCATTGAGCGCGCTCAATATAGGCCGGGCCTACGCGGGGCGCAAACAAAAAACGGCGGTGGGCCGGAGCCCACCGCCTAGTCGCCAGAGGAAGGGGAGCCCTGCGATTAACCGAGGACGTCGGCAATCCGAACAGCGAGGTCTGGCGAGACGATCTTCTCGTCCTGGTAGTAGCCGACCTCGATCTCGAACGTCTTGGTCTTCGGATCGAAGGGGAACCGCTGAACGGCAAAGGGAACGCCAAACATGGGCGAGACCCAGCGGAAGGCGTTCATCCAGGTGTCCACGTCGCGCCCGGAGAGGTTGCGAATGTGGGCGAGCCAGATGTGGTTGCCCCAAATGTCCGAAAGCGTGCCGCTGTCGTTGATGGTCTCGGTCTCGCCGGCGGTATTGACCTGCGACATGGGCAGGAGCACGTTCGGGATCTCGAGCAGGCCCGCGAAGCGGTTGGCGTCGACGAGACCACCGCCGTCACCGAAGAGCAGCGTGCGAAGCTGCGCGTTGTTCCGCAGCTTCATCCGCACCTGCTCGGGGATGATGATGGTGTTCGGCCGCACGCCGGTGCGCTGACGGTAGTTGTCGATCTCGGTGTTGAGGTCGTCGAACGGCGTGCTGTTGTCGGGATCCGACCAGTTGCTCGAGATGGTGGTCACGGTGCCGACGTTCGAGGTGTTGGTCGCGAGGTCCGCGAGCCGCATCTCGTAGTCGACCATGAGTGCGTCCATGATCAGGGTCGACTGCGTCTCGGCCCATTGGAGCACGGCGTCGGCGTTGACGTCGTCCTCAACCGACCATTCGGCGCCGAGGGCGTAGTTCTTCACGGCATAGGTGTCGGTGGACACGGTCATGCCGATCTTCCTCGCCCGCGTCTTGGGCGCGCGCAGGGTCATATCCTGCTCGTGCCGACGGAACTCGAGGTGGTTGAACTTCCAGTAGAAATCCGTCTGCTTCTCGACCGTGGTGACGGGCACCAGACTGTCGGCGATGAAGCCTTCCGGCCGCCTGTTCACAATGACATTGGACAGCGCCACGTCAATATGAAGGTCGCGGCCCGTTGCAGGGGTTCCACTCATAACTTGTTCCCAATCCCTTTCTGTTGAGCCTTAGACGACGATGGCGCCGCTGTCGACCGTGTAGGGCACGTCGAGGTTGAGCGTGAAGACGGACCCCGAGGCGGCCGAAGTGAGTGCGCGGCCGAGGATCTTGAGCGTCTGCCCAGCCGCAGCCCCCGAACTGATGCCGGTGGCGAAGCCGCTGTTGGCCGCCGCGACCGCGTCACCCACGGCGACCGCGCCGCCGGCCTGGGCCTTGGTGCTGCCGCGAGTGGCGACCGTGCCGGCTTCGCCGCTCTTGGGGTGCGTCTCGACCACGCCGAAGCCCTGATTGGCGGCGGCGAGGTCCATGTGATGGGCGGTGCCGGTCAGTTCAACGATGCGATACTGAGCATCGCTCATGTCCGTGTCCGCGATCAGGGTCAGGAGACCCCGCTGGGAACCGAGAAAAGCCATGTCGGATTACTCCCCCTCGACGTAGCGCCGCTTCAGATCAGCGGGAATGGTTGAGATGACGGCCTTGTACGCATCGCCGTACGAGACCTTCTCGTCCTCGATGCGCTTGTTGATGAGGTGCGTGACCTCTTCCTGCGCCGAAGCGAATTCCTTCTTCTCGCCCCCGGCACCCCTCTCGCCGAAGTCGACGGCGGTGGGCAGGCCGCCCAGGAACTCGGCAAACGCCTCGGAGGCGTCCTTCTCGCCGCCCTCGGACAGCTTGACGGTGCCGGTCATCGAATGAGCCAAGGCGATCATGGTGTCGCGGTTCTTCGGCGCCACCTTGCCGTCGGCGATGGCCTTGTCGACCATGCCCTCGAGCTTCTGGGTCCGCACGTCGGCCTGGAACTGACGCAGCGCGTCCTCGGCGCCGGTGGCGCGCTCTTCGGCCTTGGTAGCACGGGCCTCAAGCTCGGCCTTCTCCGCCGAGAACTTGGCCTCGACTTCCTCGCGGGCCTTGTTGGTGGCTGCCTCCACCAGTTCGTCGACCTGCTCTTTGGAATACTGCATCGTTTCGTCCTTCTCGCTCAAGATGACGACCCCGTCGCCGCTGATTTCGGCTTCACCCTGCTCGACCCCGGCCTCCATGAGGACCGATGCCAACTCCTTCAGCCCCTTGACCGCCGGAAGCTCGGCTCCAAGTAGCGCGACGCCGGTCAAGACGTTGCGGTGAACCCTGCCCCCAAACTCCATCTTGGGGCGCATCTCGATACTCACCTGATTGTAGCGCCCAGAGCGGACCAAATCAAACAGCGCGTCGGGCACCTGAGAGAAGTTGGCGAGGACTTTCTGGCCCTCCCGCCAGACCCGGCTGACGAAGCCGAGGTTGGGCGCACCCTCCTTGCGGCCGAAGAGTTTCTGGTTCTCGCTATGGCCGAGCTTGATGACCGGCTTGAGGCCGTTCGTGGTGCCGATCTCGGCGAAGCTGCCGACCAGAAGGTCGAGGTCTTCTTCCGTGATCGTGACCTTCCCGGTGCTCGCGTGCCATGTCCCTGCGGCGAAGATCTCGACGCCGTTGATGTCGCGCGCGAACTTCTGGTCCCCGCCTTCGCTGGCGTTGACCTCGTCGGCCTTGGACGCGCAGAACGCAGCGCGCTGCTCGCCATCCGGGAAGTCGCGAAGCGCCTCCTCGTCGGCCATACACCTCTCGATGAACTCGTCTCGGCCTTCGCCCTCTTGGCGGTCGGGCATATCATTCCTCCTTGGTCCACTCGCACTATAGGGCGTCGCCCCGCCCCGATCAAACGGGCGGCGTAAGCCGCCCGTCATCGCGAGGCAGGGGCGTGTCCTAGAGCGAGGACTAGAACCCAAAGTTGACGGCGAGGAAGTCGCCGCTCGTCACCGAGTTGATCTGGACGAACAGCGCATTAGGGATGAAGCCGTTGGGCATGGGGTAGAAGCCCGCCTCTGAGACCTGGACAGGCTCGGTATTGCCGCTGCCGGCCGTGCTGCCGCTCTCCGGGACGGTCAGGGTATTGCCCTGCCAGATTGAAAATAGGTTAAGGTTGAACGTGACGGAGCCGCCGCCGAAATCCTTGGGCGTGAAGAGGTAGCTGGTGATGTCGGTCCAGTGCGTGCCGACGCTGGTGTCGAACGAGAAGTTGCTCGTTCCGTAGACCTTCGCAGAGAACGGCTGGCCCTGGTCCGAAATGAACTGGAACAGCCCGCGCTGGTCGCCCAGCCCGACGCGCTCGATGCCGATGGGGTCGGTCGAGCCGACCGCGATACTTTCGGTGACAGAAAGGTGGCGTGCCATGGTGTAGCCTCCTGGTTACGACGACCCCGCATTGGCGTCGTCTTCGACCCCCTGGCGTCCGGCCCCCCTCTCGTTGCCCTGTTGGGCAGGGGGCGGGGGCTTGTTGGCGCTCGCCGGCGGCGGGGGCGCCGGCGGCCTCACGACCTCGTCGGCCTCGTCCTCGGCGCGGAGCGGCAGGCCGATAACCGAGCGGGCGTAGTTGACGTCCTCTTGGTTCATGTCCAGGACGCCGGCCGAGTGCATCAGGCGGATCGCGTCTATAATCTCGTTCATTTCGAACTCACCGTAGTCGCCCCACGTGATCTCGGGGTACTCGGTGACGTCGAAGTTGAAGTCCACGAGGCGCTTCACAATCTGCTCGTGGGCCGCGTCGCGGATCTCGTCGGAGATCATGCCCGTGACCTTGAACAGCGTACGCAGGTGCAGCCGGCTCTGGCTGTCACTTCCGCGCTGTTGGTCCGAACTCATGCCGAGTAGGGCCGGCACCAGGATGCCGCGCGAGATTTCCCGGTCGTGGTACTCGAGGGCGTCGCGGTAGCCGGCCTGCCCGGCCCGCTGCGCCTCGATAAGCTCGACCTCGACGCCCTGCGGTATCAGCATCTCCGTCTTGGAACTGAGCCCCTGAAGGATCTTCTTGAGGGTGCTCTTAAGCTCCTCCGGTGCGCCCTGAGGATACTTCACCGCCATGATCGGCGCGCCCATGCGCTCGAGGAAGACGTTCCAGAACTGGATGATGAACTTCTTCGACCACCAGTTCTTGTAGACTGAGCGCAGGTCGCTCATGCCGTATGGCGAGCCGAACTCGGCGTTGTAGGCGTAGTGGAACATCTTTCTCGGCGGCAGGTCGATCAGCTCGCCCCGGTCGCCATACTGGCGGAAGCCCGTGACGTTGCCGTGCATGTCGGTCATCACGGTCATCGTCTTGGGGTCGCGGAACTTCATGCGGTCGAGCAGCACGGCCGGCTGGCCTTGGTAGGCGCCGAGCTTCCAGACCAATTCGGCGGCCGAGAAGCCGAACTCGAAGGCCGACGCAGCCTCCTTGACGATCTGGTTGAAGCGAGCCCGCTTCAGCGCGAACTGCACGAACTCGGCGACCTCCTTGTCCTTCGGGTCGTCGCTGGCAGGGGTGACGTCGAAGGCGCGGCCGGCCACCAGGGTCTTCTTGAAGCTGAGGGCGGCCTTCACCTGCGCGTCGTGGCGCATATCCTTGTACGTATTCCACCCGTGCCGCCGGATGATCTCGTCCATGTTGGCAAATTCGAGCAGGCCCGTGTTGGGCTTGAAGGCCGGCATGAAGTGCTGGCCGCCCGTGACGACGAGATGCTCTTGCTCGGCGGTGGAGGGCCGGCCGACCCTGCTCGAGCCGGCCGGAACCCTCACGCGCCTCTTGGAGAAGTCCGGCTGAGGCGCCATCTCCTGGTCCCTACTCGTCCAGCTCGAGTTGGGCCTCGGAGGCGACCTCGTCGAGGTAGAACGCGGCGTTCTCGAGCACGCCCGCGACGTAGAAGAACGCGGTCGCGATGTGCGGAAGCACTCTGGCTTTGACGGTGTTCACCATAAATCTCCCATTTCGTGGCGGCTTTCAGCGGTGGGGCGAACCTCGCCCTCTAGCACGTCACCGTCCAATATAGACGGGATCGCGGCGTTAGTAAAGCTGTGCCATGGGGCGAGGCCCATGATGATGGTGTCGGCGAGGTCAGGCGAGGCGTTGCTGCCCAGGCGCCGCTTCACTTCGTCCTTGATCTCGACCTGGATCTTCTCGATCTTGTTGTAGCCGTACCGGAGACATGCCAACTCCCCGACAAGCTCCTCGCACATCGGAATATGGACCCTGCCGGCCTCGAACAGCCGCCGCGCGTGCCAGTAGTCGCGCGAACGGCGGTGTTGGAACATGCGGCAATCCTCCTCGGGGTCCACCGACCGCTTCATCGTCTGGCCGCCGTTGTAGGCGACCACGTTGACGCCCCGGCGCCGCAGGTTGTCGATCAGGAAGCCGCCCACGCCCGGCTCGTCGATGATGATGTGGCTGAATACCTCTCCTCGCCCCTTAAGCTCGCGGATGGCGTCGATCACGATGTCCTCGGCCTGCGTGCCGCTGGTCTTGGCCCACCACTTGAGGTCTAGGCAGTGCCCGCGCCGGAAGTAGCCGAGGGTGGTCTTGTCGCCGCCTCCGCGCGCGACGTCCATGACCAAGATCCACGGATCGTTCACAGTGTCGAAATCGGGCAGGGGCACATACTGCGCCCGCTCGGCGTACTGCATGGGGATCACGGCCCAGTCGTCCAGCTTGGGGAAGAGGCCGCGCACGCGGACGTCGTAGACCGCGCCGCCGCTGCCGTACTTCTGCTTGACGATGTCGCGGTATCGGGACGTGACGCGCTTGGAGACGTACGTCCGGCCGCAGTGTTTCGTGAACTGGGTCTCGGCGTCGCCGCTGATCGTCACCCTATGGTACAGCTCGGCGTTCTTATGGAATGCGTCGAAGAACTCGCCCGACGTGAAGTTGGGGTTCCCGGCCATGAAGAGCAGGGCTTCTTCGCCTTGAAGATCCGCGTTGGACAGCGCGCCCTCGATGACCTCGAAGACGGCCTGCGGCACCACGGACGCTTCGTCGACCTGGATCAGGATGTGCTTGCCGTGGAAGCCCTGCATGTTCTCGGGCCGGCTCGACGTGCGCGCCGTCGCGAACCAGGACTTGGGCGCAGCCTTGTTGCGGATATGCCCCTCGGAGATGTCCCATTGGCTCCTGAAGAACTCGGGCATCTGGGTATGCCACTTGGCATATTCCGGCCATAGCACGTCCTTAAGCTGCGGGAAAGTCGGCGCCGTGGCCGCCACGCGGGCATTGAGCCGGGTCGTCAGAAAACACCAGCCCATCCAGGCGTGGACGCACGTCTTTCCGACGCCGTGAGCAGACTTCGCCGCGCCCCGGTCAGGGTAGTCGGGGCGGAGAAGCTGAAGAATGTCGCCCTGGTAGTCCTCTGGCGTCGTGCCGAACACGTCTTTGACGAACTCGACCGGGTTCCACTTCCAGAACTCGAGGGCGCGCTCTAGCTGGTCGTTATTCATCGGCCCCCTCGTCGGCCGCCCCGGCCTCGACAGCCTCGCCCTGCGCCTCGTAAGCGCCGTCGATGGGCTCGGTCGAGCCGCTGCCGCGCCTGTTGATCAGCGCCGCGAACGAGAAGTCCTCGCCGCTGCCGCCGTCGCCGCCGCCGTTGGCCATCTTCTCGATGACCGCGTGGACCGTGGTCGTGGGCATGATCTTGTCGCCAAGGTCCTTGGCCAGGGTAAGCTGCTGCGAGACGGTGAGGGGCTGGTATTCGTACTCGATCACGCCCTCTTCGGTATACCTCTTGATGTTCATGCGCGGGAGGTAGCCCGTCTTGGCCGCGAAGCAGCGCAGGAAGAGCGGGTCCGCGTTGTCCTGGATGTAGAGCATCTGGTCGCGAACCGACGCCGGCTCGCCAGGGGCGACGCCCTTGTTCTTGTAGTGGACCACCATCTTGTCTCGATTTGCCGGCTTCGCTGGCCTTCCCGGACCACGCATACTCGCCCCTCCTCTGGTGATAGAGGGGCGAGCATACCATGGTCCGGGAAGCTCGTCCAGCGACGCGGTTCTCAGGCTTGGCGAGCCCGGCTCACCACGACGACTTGATCTCGGTGAAGCTGACCTTGCCCGCGTCGGACGAGCCCTTTGTCAGCGTGTGCGGCCGGCCGCACAGGTCGAGGGATGCAGGGGAGGTCGAGCCATCCTCCTCGAGCACGACCTCGCGCCAGTCGCCATACTCGCCCTGCGGGTGCGCGCGCGGGTTCGGCGCCGGCCGCTCGAACCGGACCATCCGGCCGGTCCTGCGCTCCTCGAGGACGCGGTCGAGCGCGGCCAGGGGCAGGCGGAGGTAGAACGCCGGGGCGTCGCCACTGGGGTCGCGCATGACCATGACAGCCTCGGTCGAGAAGCGGTCGACCCAGCCGTCGATGGACGTGTACTCGTAGGTGCGGGTCTCGGGCTCCTCGTCCTTGATCTTGCCGGTCATGTCGCCGGCGTTCCGCAGGTACTCGAGCAGGGCGAGGGCGTGGGCAGCGACGAGGCGCAGCTTGACCGAGGCGTAGAAGGGGTTCTCGCGCGGGTTTCCGTGGTCGACCTCGACCCTGAAGCCACGGATGCTCTCGCCGAGCCGAGCGACGCCGTCGGCGAGGTCGACAATAGGCCCCTTGCCGCTGGCCGTGCCCACCAAGCCGTAGGCGATCTGGGTCGTGGACCGAATGTGGGAGTAGTCCGCGTCGCCGCTCAGGCCCAGAACCTCGGTGAGGCCTCGGATCGGCTCCACGCACAGGCGCATCACCCTGTTGACCACGAAGCTCTTCTGCGGCGCCTTGGCGAAGGCCTCGTTCTCGAGCATGAAGAGGTTGTGCGAGAGGGCCCCGGCCAGCTCATCGAAGCTCTCACGCGGGCCCTCCTCCCGCAGAAGGTCGGTGGCGAACCGCTCCACTTCGTGGGCGGCGCTGTCAAGCCTGCGCTGAAGATCGTCGTTCATCTGTTTGGTCATTCTGTTCCTCCGGCGATAGAGATGATGGTCAGTAGCACCCATCAGGCCAAGCTCTTGCGGGAACCACAGCGGCAGGGTCAGTAGGGCCGCCGAAACCGCGATCCTCGCGAGCGTGGCCACGGACTAGGGCACGACGTACAGGGCGATGTAGATCGCCACGGCCGCGGACCCGGTCCAGTTGACGATCCTCTCGGCGATGGTCATCGGGGCGTCTCCCGTTGTTGGTTTCGAGCCCCTCGTAGCGGGGCGCGGGGTGCGTGTCAAGGGTTTTCGGGCCGGCTGACGCGGTTTCCAGGCATGGCCGGCCCGAGCACCGGTTAGAGAACGAAGCGGTCGACGGTGTGCCCCTGCTCGTTCATGACGTAGGCGATCCGGGTGATGGGTGCGTCGGCGGGGCCGTTATCGCCAGGGGAGAAGTGCGCCGCGTTCGTGTCCTTCGAGTTGAAGTGCAGGGTCAGGCCGTGCTCGGTCGAGAAGGTGACGCGGTCGCAGCCATACAGGGTCTCGTTGGTGATGCGGTATCTGACCGCGTCGGAGCCCTTTTCCTCATGAGCCCGCTCGCGCTCGACCATCTTGACGGTGAAGTTTGCCATGGGTTCGTACTCCGTGCTGTTTACGTCCGTCCGGCCTCTATGGGGCCCGCCGCCTGGACTGTCAAGGCCGAAATACTCGGGATGCGCGGGATGGGGCCCGTTCTGAGAGAGATAGATAGAGAAACCAGGGACATGGGACCCGTTCCTGGTGTGATATATGAGGAAACAGGGGTATGGGACCCGGATTGTGGGTTTTTGGGTGCGGAAACTCGCGTTTCGGGGGCATTTAGCCGAAGCCCAACTCCTCAACCCACGATTAAGTCACCGGCACCCCTACTCAACCCATGGTTCCGCAACCCGGTTGGCACGGATCTTGCCTCCTCAAATATCATGCCAAGTGACTTGGCACGGATCTTGCCTTATCAAAGACCATGCCAAGCAACCCAAGACGCAAGATGCGGGTCGCGGGTGCCGGGTCGCGGGTGCCGGGTGCCATGGGCAGGGTGGCAGGGTGACGGTTGCAGGGGTGCCGGCGGCGGGTGCCGGGGCGCGCGTGGCGTGTAGAGTGTGGGGCGGCGGCGGGTTGAGGGGTGCGCGTTGTGGTTGAATGGGTGAGGGGTCCGGGTCGCGCGTGGCGTGCTGTTATACTATAACGTCTCGGTTGCAGGGTGCCGGCACTCGGGATGCCGGGGCGGCCCTCAATAGAGGCTTGTCAGTAACAAGCCCGAACTGCTAATGTAATCCCCCCTGAAAAGCCAGGTACATGTATGGTATTTTATTTGTATACGACTAGAATAAAATCTAGCGCGTTTTTGGGGGAGGGACTGCTTGGCTAGTCCCCCCTTAAAATTTCCCGCGCGTGTATGCGCGCGTAACACAACGTGTGCCCTCCCTGCAACCAAAACCCGCATACCGAAGTGCGCCTAGCTCGCCTCAGAACCTTCCTCGCCCTCCCCGCGCGCGGCCGCCTCCGCCCATGCAAGCCGGAAGCGCAACCCGCGCACTTCGCCTTGCAGCCGGCGCCGCTCGCCTGCCCCTGCTAGGTTGCAGGCGTTCATAGCCTCGATACGCGCTTCAAGCGTTCTCACATGCCGCTCCGCGTCTTCGGCCTTCCGGTGGGCTTCAAGGCCGTCCTGCGCCGATTGCGCGAGGGCTTCTAGCAGGCGCTCAACCTCTCGGTCGCGCTTATCCAGGTCGGCCCGCAGGCGCTCAATCTCGCGGTCGCGCCGCGCAACCCGCGCCTCGCAAAGCGCCACCTTGGCGCGCCATTGCGTCTCGCTTGTCATGTCGTACCTCGCTTTCGATCTGGATATGGCCACATTCGGCCGGAGAAGCCCACAGAGCAACGATCGACGGTCTAGGCTAGTGTCATGCCCGGATCGCCCTATCGCCGCTCTACGGGGCTTGCAGGCGCTTCTAGGAGGACGTCAGCCAATACGTCCAAAGCGTATCGAGCGGCAGGAACCGCACGCCATGCGGCCGGCCGCCCGTCACCCTGCCGCGTCATGGTCGATGGTGGTCATGGCAGCTCCTCACAAGTCACGGATGACAAAGCCCGAACGATCCTTGATGGCGTCGCCTTTGGCGCGCAAGGCAAGCCAAGACGGGGCGGGGCGCAGGAAGGTGACATCATGTTCGTCACCGTCGACAACTGGAAACCCCTGCCATTCGCCCCGCTCGAGCACTTCGCGATAGCACTCGGGGGAGAAGACGGCCGCAACCCGGAACCCGCCACGCAAGACGCGCAACGCGTGCTCGCGGTTGCTTTCGTGCAGGCTGAAAGTCAAGTCATAGTTGCGCGGCAGGTGGTCGGCCGTCGACTTGATCGGATCACGCTTCGTGTAGTCGTAAAAGCGTATCCAGAAGAAAAAGTCGATGATCGACTTCGCGCCACGGTATGGCACCTTGTGCCATGGAATGTCGGACGTGCCGTTGAGGCGGATCGACGGCAGCTTGCCAAGGCGCTTGGCCTTGCGCTCAATGGCCCGAATGTCGTCGGCAAGGGCGTCAAGAAATCCCTCCCTGTCCTCAAAGTAACGCCGCGTCTTCGCGACGCGCGACCTTTGGACGCTGGTCATGCGGCCGCGTCCTGCCGTATTGAGGCAAGATGACGTACAGCCTGCCGACCGCAGAGGGCAGACCTCGAAGCCCGAAAGCTTGGCAGGGGCGAGGTACAGAACCCCCGTGACATAGTTGGTTTTGACGGCTGTCTTGTCGACCTTGGCCGACGATTTGGCGATCAAGCGGGTGGTCATTGACCCTGTTCCCTTGTGTCAAGATAAGTCGAAAGCTTGTCGACATGATGGTGCCCGCCTTCCGCGACCACAACGTCTAGGTCACGTGACGAAAGGTGGCTGAAGGCGGCGAAGTCTTGCGCGAGTTGGACGGCTCGCCTATGGGCGATCATGTGGGTATTGTGTGACGCCACATAGTAGACCTCGCCATTCTGGCGACACTTGACAAGCACATGAAAAGGCTTGCCAGACAATTGCCTTGTCAGCATTGAACTTCCCTCTTCCTCTTGGCGCGGTCCTTGCGGACCTTGTCGCGCGACTTGTCCTTGCGCTTGTCGTCGCGCGGCTTGTCGTCGCGCGGCTTGGACTTGCCACGCGACTTGATAGGCTCGAAAGAATTGTTGCTCGTCATGGTCTAATCCACCTTGATGACTTCGCCGCGGATGACAAGCGACTTGACGCGTCGCAAGTCGACGGAACGATATCCCCCGTCGCAGACGGACCAAAGATTGATCAGGTGCGGGTGGCGCTCGCGACGCGTCGCGACAGCCTTGCGCGCGCTGGCGCTCGCGGCATCCCCGGCGGCGCGGCTGGCAGTCGTCGGCAGGTGGCAGACAAGGCGGCGAGGGGTGCCGTCTTTCTTGACGAAAGTGAGGCTGAAGAACTCGCCGCCGGCGATCTTGATCAGGTGGCGGAGAAGGGCGACACGATTGGACGGAGAAGGCGAAAGGTAAGTCGTCATAGCGTTCTCCCTAGTAGAGCGGATCAAGGCTCGATTTGCGACGCGCGAAGACGCGATCGCGCGCGGCGTCGATGGCTTCGATGGCTTCGGCGGCGGGGCGATCACCCTGCCACGCGGTCCCCGCAAAGCCCTCGCCCGAAAGGACGTTGGCAATCTCGTCCTCAGAGATAGCAGGAAGCCGACGCGGCTCGCGGGGATAGTTGGCGATCAATATTCCGTCCGGCAGCATTGCGCGGCCGACTTCGCGCAAGGCGGCGAGGATATCGCCGCGACTTTCCTGCACGTTGAGAACATTGGACATGATCACCATATCATATCGCTCGATTGGCAGCGCGTTCAGGTGCAAACCCGGAACGCGATTGGCCGGCAAGTCGTACGCGTCGACCCGCCACCCGTTCGCCTGAAGGCGCCGCGTCGTGGTCGCGTCGCGGCCCGCGCCGAAGTCCAGGACGTTCCATGTGGCCATGCCCTGCAATAGCAGGAAATGCTTGGCCCATTTCTCGCAGACGGGGCGCCGAATACTCAGAAAACCGGCACCTGTGCCAGTCTTCGCGCGATTGTCTGTCATGGTCACTTCATCCTCACTTGCTGTGATCAGGGGTTATCCAAGCGTGCAAGTACGGGTTGCTATCGCCAAGATAATCGAGGTTCCAGGAACGCCGCGACTTGACCCACTCGGTTGCCACCTTGAAGTCTTCGAAGGTGACTTCCGTCCAAGAGTAGTCGCCGAAGACGACTGTTAGTCGACCTTTGGGCGAGCGCCAGAAGCCGCTGACAGTCGCCCAATCGACGCCATGGGCGCGCGCGTGTTCGAGAACGCCGCGAAGGTTCTGCGACGTTCTGACGACCTTGCCATCGCGATCAAAGATTTGAACGTTCTTTTTCATGGCGTCACCTTAGAGCGCGAAGTTGAGGACGGCCGAGATTGCCAAAGCCCATGACGCTAGGCCGAAGGCCGCAAGTAAAACAGATTGCATCGTCTTTCCTTTCACTCGCCGAGGGCGCGCCGAAGGCAACGAACGGCCGTAGGATAGCTAGGCGCAATGTCCCAGTCGATGGCAGGTGTTGAGCCGTCAATCCAACGGCCGCCCGGCACCTGCACGGCACACGCGACAGGCGAGCCGTTCCGGCCAAGGCGCACCCGGTACTCGCCGAGACCGTTGTCCCAGATATCGACTTCAAGGCCACGCTCGCGGGCGAAGCGCATGATTGAAAAGCGGGTGGCAGACCACATGGTCTTACTCCTAGTTGGTAGGGTGGCGCGCCCCTGCCGTAGCAGGGGCGGCGGGTGGCAGTCTCTCACTTGCCGCGCAGGGCGGCGCGGGCGGCCGCATAGCGGCGCTTGATGGCCACGGCGTCGTCGGGATCGACGTTGCCGGCAATGTCGTACATCGCGGCTTCTAGCAGTTGGGCAATGTCATCAACGTGCCGGTCGACCATGCTACGCGCAACCTGTGCCGCATAGCTAGTGTCATCATCGAGCAAAGCGTCGGCAAGGCGCCGCGTCATCTGGCGGCGCTCGCGTAGGCGCTGCGGATCGCTCAGAACGTCTGAAGTGCGCTGTATGCGGGGATCGGGGCGCATGGCGTTCTCTCTTGCATTGGGGTTGCGGTGGGGATCTGGCAGGGTTCGCCCCCGCCTTGTTGTCTGACCTAGCGGACCCTCGCGGGCCGTCCGGTTGAGGGTCGGGGATCTCGGGGATCTCGATTGCCTCTGTTGATCCCCCTTGTACCGATCCCCGCCCCGGCCGTCCAGGAAAAAATTATCACGAAAACAAGTAAAGGCCCGTTAACTGCCCCGCGCGCGCAGAAGAGAAGTGTCGTCGTGGCGTTAACCTTAATAAGGCGTTAACCTTAATTTGTAAGGTTACTAGGCGTTAACCTTAATTTGAAGCCTTAACGGGCGTTAACCTGAAAAGCTAGGGTAAACAAAAATTAAATATAAAATGCAAGGTAAATTTTCGTGGACCTTAACAGACATCAACCTTAACAAATTTTAACCAAAGAAAGGGGTTGCCAGACGTTAATCAATCTGGCAGGGTTAAGCGGACATGAACAGTTAAGGAGGCGTGAATGGTTAAGGCTTCAGTAACGGTGAACGCGCGCTATGGTGAACAGACAGTAAGGTTTACGTCCTGTTAAGAATAACGGGGCGTTAACCTTACCACGCTGTTAAGGGTAACGATCTGTTAACCTTAATGCGGCGTTAACGTTACTGGGGCGTTAAGCATAACAGCCGTTAAGCGTTAACAGGTGGTAAGGTTAGCCCTTTTCAGGATTTAGAAACATAGCCCTTTCAAAATTTTCGGCGAGGATTTAGAAACCTAGCCCTTTCAAATTTCTGGGGCAGGATTTAGAGCCCTAGCCCTTTCTATTTTTCCTCATGGCCTCCGAACGCACATTGGCCGTGGCGTTATTGTCGAGCCACTCTTGGAGCGCGTTGATCGCGGCCCCATGGCCATAGCTCTCGACCTCCTCAGGATCTCGGACGAGGCTCGCGGCCAGCTTGCGGGCCGAGTACCCATTCGCGCTACGCGCAACCTGCCAAGAGCCATCCTCGCTCTGGGTCAGGACCAGCCAGGGGTGCTTGACCTGGATGCAGACGGCGCGGCGGGACTTCTTCGGGGCTTCTGACATTGGGCATCTCCTTCCTCTGGTGACACCGCCCATTATAGGGTCTCTGTCAAGCGCATGGCGAGTATGCAACTCACCGGCCCCCTATATGAGGCGCCGGCCCCTACACTGCAACTCACCGGCTCCTATGGAGCACACCTGCGGCCCCGGCCCCCACACTGGAAGGCGCCGGCCCCTGCCCGCGCCCCGGCAAACGAAAAGGGGCTCCCGAAGGAGCCCCTAGACGCGCACCCCGAAATCGGGGGCCAGTATGGCGGTGTGCCTTAGGCCGAGGTCACGGAGGTCATCTGATCGACCTTGGCCTGAAGGGCGTCAAGGATAAGCTCGGCCTCCTCAAGCTCGAGCGTCATATGCTCGGCGCCGTCACGGTACAGGCGGATGTCGCCGCTGTCGGTGTCGGAAACCGAGATGCTCGTCGAGCCGTCGTTGGCCTGGACGACGTAGTTGGCAATGAGGCTGTAGGACATGGGCAGGGGTCTCCTTGTTGAGGAGGCTGCACTATACCCCGGCCCGGCCGGCCCCACAACAAGACCGTCTTCCGTGGCCGGCCCTATTCCGTGACGATGGTGAGCCGGTCGCTGGTCCGGGTGACGGCCGTGTACAGCCAGCGCAGGGCGCCCTCCCGGCCGAGGCGCTTGGCGAGGAGCTTCCCCTCGGGGACCACGAACACGCTGCTCCATTCGGAGCCCTGCGCCTTGTGGCAGGTGATGGCGTAGCCGTACTCGACGTGGTGGCCGAACGCCTCCTCGTAGTGGACGTCCTTGCCCATGAGGCGCCGGGCGTCGATCACGAGACGGTGGCGCTGCGGAGCCCCGTCGAAGTCGATATGGACCACGGCGCTGTCGTCGTCCACCGCCTCGACCTCGGCGATCCGGCCGGCCTGCCCATTGAAGATCCCGTGCTCAAGGTCGGCCTCGTGCGAAACAACCTTCTCGCCCTCGACCGGGCGCCAGGACTTCTGCTTGAGCACGCTGGAACGGTAGAGTTTGTTGATCGTCCCGCGCCGGTGGTTGGTGTAGACGATGCAGGCGGTGTCGTCGCGGCCGAGGGCGCGAAGCTGCTCGATGTCGAGCCCGCCGCACTTCTCGACGCCGGCGCTCACGCGGGTCTCGCCGCTCGTCCTGATCTGGGTGGCGTAGGCCAGGGCGGGGGCCTCGGCCGCCGTCCGCATGACCTGGGTCAGGATGACGTCACAGTCCTCCTCGCGGAAAAGCTCAGTGTCCCGCACCGGGGGAAGCTGCATGGGGTCGCCGACGAGGACGCAGTTGGTGAGGAGATGGCTGATCTTGCCCCAGAAGCGGGCGCCGATCATGGAAGCCTCGTCGATGATGACGAGGCCGCGCACTGCCTCTTCCTTGGGCGAGAAGATCCGCTTGAGTTCCTTGCGGCCGTGCTC